GCCAAATCAAAAAACCGAGCTTTGACCACGCGGTTTGAATGCCACGCTGGAGCTGGTCGACCTAAAAACGAAAAGCCCCGCCACCTTGCGGCAGCGGGGCTCAAGTTCATGCCGGCAAGACCTCACGCGCTTGCCGCCTCTTGATACTGTCTGCCTTCTTGGCCCGGTTGAGGTTTCGTTGCGCCTCGCTGCGAGCCATCCCGATCAGGTAGGTGAGAAACGGGTCTTTCGCGAAGCGCGACAAGTCCAATGCACTTTTCAGATGTGTGACTATCTGTTTTTGAGGCATATTGGCACTCCCCCGTGTAAGTGCAAACAGATGCTACCACCACAGGAGCTGAACTGCTTGTCCCGCCGGGCCACGCCCCTGTGATTCATGGTGACAACTGACCTCAATTTGATGCTTAATTGGCCATCTACATCCCTTGTTTGATCAATATTGTTCGCATGCAAACGAATATCAGATTGGTCAGGGCAGTTTGAAGCCTCCGCCCATCATGAAGGCGACGATGGCCAGGATGATGCCGCTGATGACCAGCTTGGCAATCCAGTTGAGGGTGCCGCTCACACCGTCGATCTTGGCGTCCAGCGTCGAGAACCGCATGTCCATGTGCTTGAACTGCTCGTCCTTGCGCGCGTCGGCGATGTCGCTCTGACGCTGCCAAGCTTCGAGGTTCGACAGCCGCCTGTCGCTGGCCGCCGTCTGATGCTCTAATGACACCACACGAGAACGCAGATCGCCGTCCATCTCCGTTGTCCGTTCGCTCATTTCACCGCCCTTGCAGTCAGCCAGCCCATGAACAGGCCGAAGCCGATCAGCAGGACATCGTTGATTGGTATGATGAGAACCGTGGCCGTCATCGCTTCCACCCGCACAGCTTTTCGCCGGTGTTGAGATAGGCCAGGTGCCGCGCGGCCTCGGCGTCTGACATGGCATCGTACACCTGCTGCGAATATCGGAGATCCGGCGCGATCTCGCAGAAGCTGCCCTTGGCCGTCGTGCAGGCTGCCAGCCCGGTCAGGACGACGATCAGCAGCAGGATGCGGGGGATGATGTCGGCGAGCCGGCGCTTCATTTGCTGGCCCTCTTGGCGAGTTCGGCGCGCACCTGATCGGCCGGCATGGCACCGACGTCGTTCTGCACCTCGTCGCGGATGTCGCGGGCCTTGCCTTCCTCGGCGGCGTGCTTGGCCCGCTCCTTCTGCGCGCCGCGGCTGTTGCCCTTCAGGAACGCCACCAGTGCCGCAATCACGCCGCCCATGATCGCGAGTAGCGTCGGGTTGGAGAGGAACGAGAGGAGCAGCGTCGTCATTTGATCCTCGACACAAGAAGAAGGCCGAAGACGCCGAATGCCGCCATGATGGCGATGGCCTGCCATAGTGTGATCGGAAGCCAGATTGACCACAAAGCCAGCCCAATCCCGGCGGCGAGAGCCATGACCCCAAATGCTGCCACGTACGCCAGAAACAAAATCGCGCCGCCGATTGCTTGCCCGAGACCTTCCATGGTCATTCTCCTGCCGGCTGGTTGGGGATCTGATAGACGCCGCCGGCAACCAGAGCACCGACGATCAGGTCACGCACGACCGCATCGAGACCGGGGATGTCGACCTCGAAGTGCCGCAGACCGATCAAGGCACCGATGCCGAACGCCGCGACGAAGAATTTCGAATACTTCCGCATGGTCAGTGTCCTTTCTTCGAGAAGAGCGCGGCAATCGCCTTGCCGATGAGTTGCAGCCAGAAGGCCAAGCCCTTGGCGAGTTCGGTTGTTTGCGGTTTCTGCAAAGAAGGTTCGGCGGGCGCTGGAGCAGACATGACCGGCTTCGTGGGCTCGGGCTGGACAGGTTGGCCGACAGCCACCCTCACCCGGTCGAGCAGCGCCTCGACGGTCTCCGGCTTGACTAGCGACTTGTTGAGGCCGTCGCCGGCATAGAAGGACTGGCCACGCGAAACCTTGCGACTTCCCCCCTGTGTCGGCGCCAGCACAGGCAGCGAGGCCCATTCCTTCGCCAGTCGCTTGCCGAACTCGCTGCGGCTGATCTTGCCGGCCATGAAGGCTTCGTAGCCACGACGCTTGAGCAGGTGATAGCCAAGCCGGTCTTGAAAATCGGCGTTGAAGACCGGGGCACCGGACAGGTGAAGCTCCTTCGACAGGTCTATCAGCGTCGCCCGCATGAACTGGTAGCGGCCGGAGGCTGACGACCTGAAGCGCCTGGTCCAATTCTTCTGCTCGTTGATGATGTCGCCGAGCATCATCGTGGTCAGCGGCTTCGGGAGTTTGCCCTGGTTGTTGCCATAGATCGTGTCGTAGCCGCGAGGCGCTTCAATGCCGCCGATGAAGTCGAGCAGAAGCGCCGCTCCGGTGGGAACGGTTATGTCCATGGTGGTTCCTTTTCAGATTGTAGGGAGTGTGTTACCCGACCCAAGGAACTTACTTGGGGGGACTCATGAGAAATCTACTGCTTGCAGCAGGTGTGCTTGCACTCAACGTCGGAACGGCCGCAGGACAAGATCAGGTCTATGACTGGGCGGGCGCTTACATCGGCCTGCAGGCGGGCCACGGTTGGGGGGATGCGGACCACGTCACACACTCCGCGACACTGTTCCCGTTCACCCACAATGATATCGATGGTTTTGTGGGTGGTGCCTATGTCGGCTTTAACCATCAGTTCCCCAATAAGATCATCGTAAGCGTGGAAGGGGATATCGCTTGGACTAACTTGCAGGGTGGACCAGATCTGTCAGTCAACGCTGCTGGCATCCCGGATGGAGCTGCAACCGCAGAAACCGACGTGGAATGGACCGGTGCTGTTCGTGCCCGGCTGGGGTACTCTGTCGGCCGCGTCCTACCTTACATCGCGGGTGGGTTAGCTATCGCGAAGGCAGATACGAATAGCTCCCGCGGCATGTATAATGGTCAGGTACGTGATGTGTTGGCCGGCTGGACGTTGGGTGGCGGTGCTGAGTACGCGGCGACTGATCAGCTAGTGATGCGCCTTGAGTATCGTTACAGCGATTTCGGACGCGCGAGCGCGACCACATATCCTCCCGTAAATGCACTCCAATCACTCGACCTCAAAACCCACGATGTACGCTTTGGCATCGCCTACAAGTTCTGACCTCCGAACGATCGGCCACGCAATGCTCCATTGAGATGTCAGCCGCAAGTGGGCGGCTTCAGTGGCAGGTCAGAGTTGTTGAGGCTTGGCTCAATGAAGCGGATGCGCCGGATCTGCGTCAGCATGCGCGCGAAAGCGCTCGACGACCTGAAGAACGTCTGCGCAAGAGTTGCCCGCCTGAGATTGAACTGATCGGATAGCGATATCTGGCGATATCTGGTATCCCGCCCGCAGGTTGGTTGACTTGATGGGAATTCTGACGTGCGCTTTAAAGAAGCTTTTGAGAACCATTACGACAGCCAGATTCAGCTATCACCGTTTCAGGCACAGTTAATTGGGTCAGCGATAAAGTCGCGGTCGCCTGGTTGCCGTCTTCTGGTTTTCGGCGTGGGCTACGACACCCCGTTGTGGCTGTCCCTCAACGATGACGGTGAGACTCATTTTCTCGAAAGTTCATCCGAGTGGATAGACGTAGCTAGGGCGAAGACGCCCGAGATATCCGTCAGCCTTCTGCCGACATTTGACTTGACGGTTGAGAAAACTGCTAGCCTCTCGGGGTCTGACCTTTCAAAGTTCCCCCCGCCGAGAGAACTTACGCAGCAACAATGGGATGTGATTGTTGTCGACGGCCCGCCCGGTTTCTCCCCGGGCGACCCGGGGCGCGCCATCGCAATCTATTGGGCATCGGTCCTTGCTTCGCCAAGCTCGCACGTTTTCTGCGATGACTATGAGCGCCCACTAGAGGCGCGCTTTGCGAACGAACTACTTCGCGGACGTCCTGGCTCGTCATCCTATGTGTTTCCCGCCAGCGACAATATTCCGTACCGTAAGCTCTTTTGGTCGGCTGGCTCACCTCTGCCTACGGCGCCTTCTGCCAACAGACCCGTGGTGCTTTCAATCGCTACACCGGACTATGCCATTCGCTGGCGTTTTTGCATCGACAGTCATTATTCCTATTGTCGCCGACTTGGGTACGAATATCAGATGGTCGACCCAAGTCATTATGCGCTCCATCCGAAATGGGCAAAGCTCGAAGCCGCCGTGTCATGTCTGGAGGGCGGGCATGACGTGCTCCTTATTGATGCCGATGCGGAGATTGACAAACGCTGCCCGCGGTTCGCCGATTTGTTTGAGCAATCTCCAAGCGTCGATATTCTTTCAGTGAAAGGTATTTCGGGCCGCCCGAATTCCGGAGTGCTCGCACTGCGCGGCGGTCAATCTAGCGTCGCTGCGACATTTCTGAGGGAATGCCTGGCCCGAAGAGAGGAGCCTGTTCCAACCGAAGACTTTGTGACCGAAGAGGGAGAAAACGGTCACGTCATATGGCTGTTGAAGCAGGCTCGATTTGCAGAACGCTCCGGAGATTTGCCCCGATTTTGGAATTGCTCGGACCCGGAATCAGCTGAGCAGGCGTATGTCCGCCACTATACAAATCATCTTAGAGATCATCTCGAACATATTCAGTTGCTCGGCGTCTCTAACGCGGCCAATCGAGATTCGTGATCTTTCAGCTTAAGCCACATGGCATTGCAGACGACGGCAACCATCTCCATGGCGAGCCACTTCCGGGACGCCAGCTCGCCGATCGAGAGGCCATTGTGTTCCCAATCAGCCTGCGTCGGCATGCCGGGCAACGCTTCTTCGGCTCGCATTTTCGCGAAATACTGCTCCGGGTCGCGCGGATCAAAACCCGCATCGCACATGGCCTTGAAGATGCGCGCAGTGCCGTGGATACGGGGTACGATAGTTGCAGGCGTCACGACTTCTTCGAATAGCGGGTGCTCCACCACGCTGATGCCATTGCCATTCTCATCCCAAACCGGGATCAGATCGGCGGCCTGGACCGTAACGGTCTCGTATGTCTCGATAAAGCGTCGAACGAGACCACCATCTTCTGCCACTTCGTCGAGAGCGCGAACAACTGGCACCAGCCGATCCACCATCACAGGGACATCTTCGCGACTTTCGGGCACTTGAATGTCCGGGACCATGGCGTCCCACTTCGCGATATCGATCTCGCCATTCTCGATAAACTCCTTCGACATCGCCATGCAGGTGAGCAAGCTGTTGTCGTCGTATACGGCGCCGAAATTTATGGTGTTGTCGCCCTTGTCTCCGCCTGTCGCTGAAGGGTGAAACAGGCCCAACAGTATCCGGAGCCGCTCAACCCTGGAATTACCTACGGTGGTAGCAGTCTCAAACCGAAGCGACGTTCCAGCGCCCGCACCGGCGCTCCAATCGTGCGAAGAAAATGCAGCAACGGCGGCCCCATAATTATAGGCGCTGCTCTTCTGGCCCCCAAAAAAGAAGATGCCAAGGCGCTGATCAGCAGCGTTGATGTTGCCCGCCGCAACCAGCCCTACCCCACCACCTGAGCTAGAACCCAACGCCGTTGTGCCAACGAACCGGCCATTCGACGCGGCGACGCTGGACGTGCACTCAAACTTGGCGTCCACCGGTGCGGCACCAATACCAATCTTGCCGTCGAAATACAGACCATCAGTGTTCAACAGCGGCACTACGTCACCGCTGGTTCCGACATTCTTCGCGGCAGCAGTTCCAAGGGACGATGAGTTGGCCTTCTCTCCGTCGAGCTCCTGAATAGCAGTCTGGACGTTCGTGGCCGAAACGTTGCCGGCGGGTGTAAATACGATCGAAGCAGCCGTCCCGCCACCAGATGAAGAAATGACGGGGTGGGCCGGGTCGCTGCTGTCGACCGTTACATTGGAGCCGGCGACTACCGACTGCACCACACCCGGCGCGCCTGGCGCGCCATCTGCCCCCTTGGCCGCGGTCACTTCCCAAACCGTAGCCCAATTGGCGCCGACGCCCGGCTCTGTTGATGCAGCAGAGGTGTGCGGCACAAAGCAGCGGTAAGACGTACCGTCGTGCACCAATCCGTCGTTATATTCGTAGGCAGTCGCGGCAGCCCAGCCAGCGTCAACCCAGTGCAGCGTCCCCCCCGGACCTGCGGGGCCAGTAAGACTAAAAGGCCCATCCCAGCCGCTGCCTGTGCGCTTGTAGATGTCTAGCCCATAGCCGATCTCCACGCGCAGCCACAGGAAGCCTGCAGCAGGCACAGGCGACAGTGCATCGCGCTCTGCCAACGTGCCAGCGCCATCGGGGTGGATGCCGGCCAGCGACAGTTTGGTCAGGATCTGCGCCAGCCGGTCGTTGATCCATGCAGCGCGCACCGCTTCCGAAGTCTCGCGGGCAATGGCGTAGGCGCCGGCTGCCGAAGCGTCGGGCCACGGATAGGCGAGCGTGAGCGACGTGTCGCTCTCGACGCTGGCGATCGGCACCGACATGCCAGCGAACGAGAACATGCCGCCGGTAACCAGCGCCACACTCCAAGCCGTGCCCGTGCCGGTCACAATCGCCGAGCCGTTCGACACGGAGACCGTGCCGGCCGAATAAACCGAAGATGTCATGATTTGCCCTTAGAGGCTGAGGGGGATGGCGAGGACGTAGTAGCGGATACCAACCAGCGATGGGCCGTTTTGCGGGCTCGCCGTGTACGGATCTCCGAGGGTTGCATCCTCCAATTCGATGCGCCACGGCTGTCCACTGGACTGATAGACGTGCAGAGCGTCGTCGAAGATCTTGCAGTTGATCGAGCAGCCGGCGGGCTTGTTGTTGTAGAGAAACGCGTTGTTGACGCTGCCGAAAATCCGGTGCGTTCTGTTGAACACCGACCGGTTGGAACCGTCTGACCACCGCGCAATCATCTTCGGAAAAGGTAGGAAATCGCCGTTGGGGTTATCGACAGCGATTACTGCCTTCTTCGCCCCCAAGAAGGCGTCGTCCGTCGTGCCGAAATCTGCAGCTGCAAGCCAGCCTTCCGCGACAATAGGGATCGCAGGCAACCGGCTGTCGAGGATGATCTCGTTCAGCCCCGGCGCGCTGTCCGACGAGCCTGGCGTCTTCAGCTGGATGTAATCGACCGATCCGTCATTGCTCTTGTGAAAGACCTTCGATCCGCCTGTCGTCGGCGCGGAATTGTCGTCGGCGTAGACGACATAGCGCATGTTGAAGTTCTGATCGCCGATGTTGTTGACGGTGATCCTGTTCTCCCCAATGACAGGGACGTAGTTGAGCTGAATCCTGTTTGTCCTGGACGTGCCAGACGGCAGAAATGGCGGGTGGTAGAACTGCGCCTCCGACGTGCGCTTGACTATGAAGTCGACATAGGTGCCGAATGTTACCGGCATCTTGGTCGGAATGTCCGCCGAGGCGCCCGAGTTGATGGTGATCTGGCCGGCGCCGATGACCTTGGCCGGTACACGCTCGCTGCTGAAGATGAAGGCGTCGTGATCACCCTCGGCAACGTCATGCCCGGGATAGGCCATCTTCACCGCATCCGGCGCGATGCGCAAAACCTTCTGACCCTCCACGGGTGTTCCCGCATAGGAGGGCAACGGCACGTTATCGATGGGCAACTCGAAGACAGAGTGCAACTGGCGAAACCGGTCGCCGCCGCCGCCGAGAGCATGTGGTGAAAGGGTAGTGGCAAAGTTGTTGAATTCGTTGATGCTGTAGCCGAACAGGCTGTAGTTCCGCCTGTTCAGTGTGATCACGGACGACATGCTGACTCTCGCGTCGTCTCGGAACCACGTCACACCCGTTAGCCTGCCGCCGACATATCCCGACTCGTAGGCGCCGCTGCTTCTGACGTTCACCGGCGAGTACGAATTGCTGACGCCGTCGAATCGGTTTTCAGCAATAGTGAACCTCCGCGTCTCGATGAGGGGTGTGTATGCAAAACCGAGATTTTCAGGGAAGATTATCTGCGCCTGCATTCCGTCGGTGATGCTGCCATTGTTGCGCAAGGCGTAGACCACAAGGAGCGCGTTGACCGATGTGCTCCCCGAAGGCTCGTAATATGTGGCGGTCGCGCCGTCGGCGGCCGGCTTCGGCCACTTCGTCAGATCAAAGCTGATCTCCATCACGTCGAAGACGTAGCCGAGCTTGTGCGCCCATTCGCTGTCGAAGATGTATTTATGCCAGTCGGTCGACGGCGTCGTCAGCGGATCGTCGCCGTCGTTTTTCATCACCTTCAGCACCGGGCCGACGCCGGGCTTCAGCCCCATGAACCAGCGCGTCATGCGAAAGTTTCGATGCTGGCGTTGGTGCCGGCACCCTTGATCTGGAGCTTGTTGTTGGCCGAACGCAGTTCCTCGACAATCGCCAAACCGATGCGCGCTACCTGCAGCTTCAACTCCCCACCCTCGAACACCAGCGGCTGCCCTTCGGTCGTTCCGTCCGTGACGACAAACTGGTCGGCTTTGACCACGAACCGTGAGAACGGCTGCATCGGATCACCTCCGACAAAACCGGCTTCCCACATGGTCGCCGCCGACACCCAGTCGTCACCGACCGTTGCGCGTACCTGCATGACGATCTGTGCGACGACATCACCGCTGCCCGCTTGTGCCGTCATGCGCCAGAGACCGCCGGCGGATAGGTCGCCGACAGAAGCTTCGACTGCAGTCACGGCACCCGCCAAAGCCAGAAGCTCACCGTCGATCTCTTCGACCGAGGCCGACAGGCTGGACATCGCCGTTGCCGTCGCATTGCGGAACCGGACGGCAACCGAATTCTCCTCGGCCACCACGCCAGCCGCGTCGGATGCGGCAAGCGCGATCTGCTCAAGGCGAGCCCGGATATCGTCGGCATCCTGCGCCATTTGCAAAAGGCGCTGATAGATGTCGGCCTTGACCTGGCCAAGCCCGACCGAAACCGACGGCAAGGCCGCTTCGGGCGTCGACACGGTCGCCCATGCCGTCCAGAACGTGGTGCGCACCGGCGAGGTCACCAGACGGTGGCGATACTCATAGTCAGCATTGGCCAGCACGCCGTCGCCTGTCACCAGAACCTGCACAGGCACGTCCGCCCGCTTCACGATGCTTTCCGCGGCACCATCAGGCCGATACTCGATCTCGACGGCCACAACCGTGATGTCGTCGAAGGCATCCCACGTGAAGCGGATCCCCGGAATACGCTCGGGTGAACCGGCATTGAGCACCTGCACGCCCGAGGCGAGGAAGTTGCTGGCAGCAGTGGCATAGCTGCCCTCGCCCGGTGCAGTCGGTAGCACTGGCGTGGTGGTGTATTCGGTCGGATCGAAGATGCCGGCGCCGACTTCCTGCAGTTCCAGATAGATGTTGCGGGCGCCCTGCTGGCCGAGCGCGCCAAGCCGCTTTTGCCCGATCTGGAACCTGCGGTCGCCATGCTTCGCCGAATTCCAGCGAACCCAGCGGCCGGGAGGCGTGCGATCGAGGAACCTCGGGTGCAGGCAGATGGCCGCATTGGCTTGGAACCGGCTCGCCTTGATGGCGATGTCGGCCAGGCGGTCGGCCACCTTCGCGTCATTGACCGCGCCATAGGGGATCGACGCAGCCAGCCGCTCACGATCCTCGGCAAGGGCGGCCTCGTCGATGCGCGTGGCGAAGGGCACGGTCTCGTAGAAGCTTTCGGGGTCGCGCCAGGTGCCCGCAACGGTGTTCACCAGCTCCGACCGCGTGCGGTATTTCGAGAACCGGAAGGGCTCGTCGATCATGATGTCGTCGTCGGTGAAGGTCGCCACCACCGCCTGTTCGGCACCAACGAGCGGATACTCGCCCGAGGCGTCTTCCACCCATGTCGCGGCGCACGCCTCGAGCAGCGGCTGCATGTTGGCGTCGTGGCTGACGCCATTGCCGGCTGCCGCGATGATACCGGCCTTGTAGCGGCGACCGCTGCCGATGAACTCGTCGCAGATGTTGGCCGCGACCGTCCACGGGCCAAGCGGCAGGCGTGAAGCCGGCACGCCCTTGCCGACCATCAGTTCGGTGCCGTTGTAGAAGCCCCGCTCCAGCGCATACATCATCAGCACCGGGTTTTCGGAGAACTCCCAGGTCGACTGATCACTCCACCGGTGCGAGCCGTCCCCGCCGACGCTGGTATCTTTGCGCCAGTCATAGAGCGGGGCGCCCTGGATCTCGTAGAAGCCCTGCCAGGGCTGCTGCATCTTCTCGCGGTCGAGCGTCTGGGTGGCCACAGCATAGGCGACGCCGGCGCCGCGATGTGCAGCGGTCCAGCGCGTCGGCGGGTTGGCGTTGGCGATCAGCCCGGCATCCGCGGCCTGGTCCATGGTGCCGATTTGCACCTTCTGCCAGATCGTCCCGTTGATGCCCTGCACGCGCAGCCCACGCAGAGCATCAGGTGCGCCGCCGAGAAGCCGCCATTCCCCCTCCGCCCGAACCCGTGTCACGCCTGTGATGCGAAAATGCGAAAGGACATAGACGTCCTGGATGCGGCGGTTTCCTTCGCCATAGGCGTTGCGATAAATGTGGTGCCCGGCAGTGCCGACCTTGCCGAGCGCGACGGAGCGCGGCATGTCCTCGCCATAGCTGGTCTGCAGCTGGACGGCCTGCGCCTGCTGCTTTGGCTGGAAGATGGCACCGAGTGCGTACTTCAGTGCAATGCCAAGCCCGAGGCGTGCAACGCCGGCAAGAATCGTCGAGCCGCCCAACCAGCTGAACGCGCCGGTGACAGCGCCGCCGATCGCGGTGAAGATCGGTGCGAGAAAGCCCATGCGTCAGCCGACCTTGAATGCGGTTTTGATTTCGGTCTGGGGATAGAAGGCCAGCCCGGCTTCGACCTTCACAGCCAGCCCGCGCTCGGTGATGAAGCCAGCGGCCAGCACGCCTTCGCGCTCGACAACGCCGACATCGCCACGCTGTGCCATCAGCCGGCCGACAGGCGGGAAGAGCTTGGCGAGCACCGCTTCGACATCAGCGCACTTGCGCCGGCGCATCAGCTTGGCCGCGCCCAGCTCGCTCGAATACGCCCCGCGGATCCTCGTGGCAGGATCGACGCCAGTGACGGCCTCGACAGCATCGGCCACCGTCAGCAGGCAGTCGGCGACGCCCCATTCGCCAGGCGTCTCGAGGTGATGCTCGACGACAAGCGCGAGCCGTCGCTCCCAGTCCGGGAGACGCTGCAGTTTCAGCATGATGATGCTAGCGCAAGTTGAGGCTGCGAAGTTGTCGGCAGCGATAGAAACTGCTCTGCGTCAATGATCAAAACGGGCTTCGCGTTGCGCTCAACATAGGCCATTCCGCTACCGAGCAGCATTTCGTTGGCGGTTTTCATGTCCATCGCGAACCTCAGAGCTTGATGTCGAAATATTCGGACTTCACGCGGCTGGCGAACTCGAAGAACTTGTCGCCAGGCAAAACCAGTTGCTGGTCTTCGTGGCTGGCAGAGCGGTAGCCGTCGCGGTGGTTGTCGATCGCGCCCGAAATCACATTACCGACGAGCTTTAACTCGCCGCCCTCTGTGACGTGGTCGATCGTATCGCAATAGCCGTAGACCATCGGCTCGACATGCAGCATCACCCGCGTGTCGGGATCGAAATAGGCGTCGTAGACCGTCAGCGGACGGCCCTTGTAATCTTCGCTCTCGATCAGCAGCAGCTTGTCCGGCTCCAGCCCGAAATCGCGCTTGGCCGTCAGTTCCACCGAAAACGTCGCCGCCGCAGTGCCAACGCCATAGACCGGCTCGGAAATCGATATCAGCGTCGACGGCCAATATGTCAGGCCACTCCACACAAGATCGGCGTTGCCGTTCCAGAAGCCATAGGTGCCAGTGCCGCATTCGATCTTCATCAGCGAGCGGATCACCGCCCGCCCCTCGTCCAGAACCTGTTGCAGGCGTGTCGGAAAGGTCATTTCGGCACCTCGACCAGCGTGAAGGATGCAGCTGGTAGATAGTCGTCAGGCATTGAGCCAGAACCCGAGAGCATGCGGGTATTGAGTTCGAGGTCACGGAACTTCACTTCGGCGCCTGGCACGATGTATTCCGGAATGGCAGGCTCGACGGTCAGGCTGATCGCTCCAGCCGATGCCACCGCCCCAACCATGACCCGATGGAGCGATCGATAGTCGCCGCTCTTCAGGCTGATCAGATCGCCGCGGCGCAGGTCCAAGCCGTTGGTGACGCTGCCGACGGCGATGATGAAGCCATCGGTGACCGACACCAGAGAGCCTGTGTTGCTCAAGGCGGGGTTGGCTTCATCGCCCACATAAGCCTGTGGCACCTTGAGGTACTTCGGCGCAAAGAGGACAGTCTCCATGCCGGTGCCGGCTTCTTCGAGGAAAGCCCGAAAAGCAGGCGCGTGCTCAGCGACGAGCGGCCCGGTCTCAACTTCAATCCGCCAGAACGGGTCAGCGTACTCGACAAACGCCACTGCCCGCTGACCGGCCCGCGAGACCGAGGTCGACCGAGCTATCTGAGGCAAACCTTTCACATAGGGGACGGCAGGAAAGCCGATCATGCCAATCCCCTTGTTTTGATCTCGCGAAGGGCTTTCACGACACGTGGCGTGAAATCCTTGTCCGCGAACTGCTCCAATGCCTTGGTCACTTCTTCTGAAGTGTCTCCACCACCGCCCTGGATGCTCACAACCGGCGCGAAGTTGAAGTTGGCCTCGACGGGCTGGTTATTGTTGGCAGCGCGGCCAAGCATATGGTTCGGCACCACCTGTTCGCCGCCGCGGAACCGCACCAGTTCCGGCCCACGTTCGCCGACCATTGCCACACCTGCCCGCGCCGAGGCCGTGCCATCGGCATAGCCCCGAAGACCAGCCCACGGATCGGAGCCGCCGCCACCAAGCCCAAGGAGCGAACTGAGGAGGCCATAGCCACCGGTCGACCCACCGCCGAACAGCATGTCGAGCCCACTGTCGAGCAGCTTGGATGCGATCTTGCCGAGCGCATTGACGGCAGCATCAGCGAAGGACTTCCACAGGCCCTCGCCGTTCCGTAGACCGTCGGCAAAGTCGGTGAAGAACCCTCGCGAAGCATCCTGCGCAAAGTCCAATGCGTCCTGCGCATTCACCGTCGCCGCTTCGATGGAAGCCATAGAGGCCGCTAGGGTGGACAGTTCGCTACGCTGGGCGGCGGTAAGCTCGATGCCCTTACGCTGGGCCTCGTTCAGCAGGTCCGTTTCGTAGGCCAGCTTTGCAGCAGCCTCCCCTGTCAAGCCAAGGGCGGCCTGTTCTGCCATGAGGCTGGCTATACGGAGGTTTGCGCCATCGACGATGTCGGAGTACTTCTCTGCCTCCGTCTTGCCGCCGCTCTTCTTCTTGCCCTTCTCGTCGACGGTCGTCATCCAACCGGCGAGTTCCTTGAGCTTGCCGGATGCAGCAGAGGCGCCGTCGCTAATCGCGGCCCCGAACTGACCAAGGCGATCTTGACCCATGATGCGATCGTACTCGGCAAGCTGGCCCTTGTTAGCCTTGGACAAGGCATCGGCATACGGATTGGCGAGTTCCTTCATGGGAGAGACAGGCCCGATCGACGCCATCGGCTCCATGCCAAGTGCCTCTGCCGCAGTGTTGGCTTTTGCAATCAGCCAATCAATCATGGCGGCCGCATTCTGGATCATCAGGTTCATCCCCTTGATCACCAGATTTGCGGCACCGAATGCGGCGGCCCCAACGATCGAAGGTAGATTGGCCCACATGAACTTGATGTCGGAAAAGACCATCTCGAATGAGTTGATGATGAAATTGCCGGCAGTTTTCATGATGCCGACAACGTCGACGCCGATCGCGGCTTTGATCTCATCGCGGAGCAAGTAGGCCGCCGTACCTACTGCGGAAATTCCAGCGATCAACCAACCGATCGGGCCTAGTGCCGCCAGCCAGGCAGTGGTGAATGACCCCGCAGTAGCGAGCGCTGCTACGCTGATGCGCGCCAAGAGAGCGATTATGCTCACCATCCCGGTCACCATCGCGGGGGCATAGATCAAGGCCAGAGCGGCGGCCGCCATCGTGGCATATGGGGCAACGGTCTCAAGCGAAGCGGCCAAGGCACGAATTACAGTGGCGCCAAGCTTTGCCCAATCAACCATTTGAATTCCAGCCGCGATCAGCGTGATGGTGGCGATGACAAGCAAACTGACCGGCGAAATGACTGAGAGCAGGGCGGCGCCGATGCCCTGAAGCGGCTTCTCCATCTGGGCAACAACCGCCGCGACCTGGGTGCCCTGCTGCAATCCGATCTGGAGCGCGCCCATACCCATTTGAGCGGATACGGCGATGTCTTGCCACTGTGCAGCAAGATTGCCGACGTTGGCCGCACCGGAGCCCATCACCCTGAAATTCTGGTTGGCTGCAGTGGTGTGGAGACGGGCGGCATTGGCTGCTCTAGTTGAAGCAGCGGCTTCCGCATCCATAGCCGCTGCTGCCTTCAATGCTGCCGACGCATCACGAGAAGCCGCTACAGCGGCGGCATGGGACGCGCTGGCTCGTGCATGGTCAGCCTTTGTCACCTCAAGCGCTGCCTTCGCCAGACGCTGGGAGGCCATCGCCGCCTGTACGTCAGCCCGCGTTGCATTTTCCGACGCACGCGCGGCCGCCGTCCTCGCTACTGATTCCTGATATGCTGCTCGGGCCGCCGCCACCGCTGCGGCACTCGCGTTCTTGGTCGCCGCGGCAACGCCATTGGCGGCAGCCTGCGCGCGCCTGGCCGAGTTTGAAAGCTGATCGAGGGAGATCTTTCCCTTGTCGACCTGGCTGGAATCAACGGCCAAGCCGAGTGCGGCCACATCGGTCATGCTTTACCTCTTGATCGCCATCTGTCTATCGTCGCCGCCCGTTGAACGAGGAGGTTCGAATGCGAATACTGTTCTTGCTGGCTGTACTGATGAGTAGTTCGGCGCTCGCGGAGAGCACTGACGAAGCGGTCAAGAAGACCGTGTTCAGACTCACAACTGCTTTTCAGTGCGCCCCAATTATCAAGGACCAGGGACCATACGAATGGGCCAAGAAGAACGCAGCCGAACTCGTGGGAAGCACCAAGGCAGCCGAACTGGCCGCGCACGTCGAAGGCCAAAGCCTCGACGGTAGCCCGCTAAACGAGAAGTTCTGTCGCAAGATGCTGGAGAACTTCAAGTAGCGCCTGGCCGAGACCGCTCGGCTGCTTCTGACTGCTCCTTGGCAATCGCTGACATAAACGCTCCGTCCATGGCGCGGAGGATCGAAATCTCCTCCCGCCTGATGACGGTGCCACTGAGCGCTGACCAGTTCGCGATCTCGGTCATGGAGAGCGGGTTAGGCCCGCTGAAACCATGGGATCGGCCGGCGCTGATGTCCCAGAACCATTCGAGCAAATACTCGAAGTCGGGCTGGATGGGATCGAGGTCAACCGCCGGCAGTCCAAACCGCTCGTTCCTCTGCCGGCGTGTCTCGCCATTCTCGTCTGGGGTGTTGAGCCGGACGTGCTGGGCTATGTGCTCGGCGAGGATTGGCCCGAGTTCGAGAAAAAAGCGGCTTCGTCTCCGAGCGCCTGGTCGACCTGCTTGGCGATCCAGACGACGGCCAGCAGCTTGCCAACGTTGATCTTGGATAGCTGCGGATTCTTGAGATCGCCCAAAGTGAGCCCGTCTGCCCACTTCCAACCGACGATGGCCGCCGACAGAAGCTCGACGGTGTTGTCCTCGATCTTTTCGGCGGTGACCGTATTGCGGCCGCCGCGTAGGGCACGGTTCTTGATGGCGCGTTCAACGGCCTTGACCGCATCTGCCTCCAAGGACGTGCATTCGATCTGGAGACCAATCGGTGCGCCAGTGGCCGGGTGCTTGATGTCGACCGAGATAGTCGACGGCTGGATAGCCAGAATGTCCATGCGTGATTTCCTTGATTACGCGCCGACGAGACCGACGGGCAGCGAATAGGCCACCGAGGATGCCCCGGCAGGGTTGACGGCGACGACGCCCACGCGCACGGCATCGCCGGACTGGCCGGCCGCAAGCGCATGGGGTTTCGAGGTTGCGCCGCCGATGTTGGTGAACGTGCCATTGCCCGACGTATCCGCCTGCCACTGATAGGTGAAACTGGTCGGGTTGCCGGTCCAGATGCCTTCCTGTGCGGTGAGGATCGCGCCCTGCGCCAGGCTGGCGCCGGTGATCGAGGGCAGCGCTGCGTTGGTGGGAACGACGAGCGACTGGGGATCAACGACTATCTCTCGCTGATTGAGCGCAAGAGTGAACACTTCGAGGATGAAGTCTTCGTTCCGGCCGTTCGGGCGGGTCGGGCCGGTCACCAGGCCACGGTTGTAGTAGACCGAATTGGTGTGGTTGGCCGTCGGCGCGTCCTTGTCCTCGAACTTCACCGCGTAGTTGAAGTTGGTCTTTGCCGCGGCACGGAGGGCGAGTTGACCCGGATCGGTCGGGTTGCGGGCGCACTCGATGGTCGGGTCACCCGCGTTCGCGATTCCCTTGCCCTTTTGGGTAACGTCGGTCGACAGTTCGTCATAGCTGACGATGTTGGTGTTCGTGCCGGCCTCGCCGACAGCCCCGACGTTGCTGACCTCGATCCAGGTCAGGGCTTCATACGCGGCCTGGTTGAGATCGATGGGCTGGGGCGTTGCGCAGATGTAGACCTTACGGTCCTTGTTGGTCCGTGCCATCGTGGTTTCTCCTTTTCAATGGCTGGCATGAAAAAGGCGGCCCGAAAGCCGCCTGATGACCCGGATGGCCGGGAATGACAGTGCCGGTTCCAATCCCGGCCCGGCCTTGTTAGGCTGCCCAGATGCAGACGAAAGCACTCGGCCTTGCACTTGCTCTTGCCCTGATCTCAGGGTGTGCGACGCAGACAGGCAGCGGGCCGGTTGACCCGTCGAAGTACAACGCGCTGTCGTGCAATGAACTCAACAACGAGATCGGCGACACCGCGCAGAGCATTTCGGCGACAGCCATCAATAGAGGCCGGGTCGCGAGCTGGAACGTACCGCTATGGGCACCTGGTGGCGCCAAGGCCGTCAACCTGATCAAGGAAAAGCAAACGACGAGGATCGAGGGGCTACAAGCCGAACAGGCCGCGATTGATACCGCCCGCAGACGCAACTGCAGCTAGGCAAAGCACTCGTAGGCGATGGTCACCGGCACTTGGATGTGCGTATCGCCATCGATCGGTTGGCCGACGTCGGGGGCTTTGGTGACGCTGACCCGACGGCCCTCGCTCCACATCTCCGTGCCACACGCGAAGTGCGCGGCCACATTACCGGCAATCTCGCCAGCGACCGCAACGTTTTCGTTCTTCCGCCCGAACACGTCGATCTGCAGGAGCCCAAGGCGCTGGTGAGGATCGGTGGAGCCGAGAAACAGCCGGCGGTTCACATTGGGAATGTGAGTGACCCGGAGATACCCGCCTGTTGGCTTGGCGAAGCTCTCGTTTGGCCAGGCAATCGGCAAGACAGGCGACAAGACTAGCCCCTGTGCCCTCGCCTTCAGGGCGAGCCAGATCGATGTTTCGACTGATGGCATAGATCACCTTTCGTGATAGGCTTCCAAGTGCCGGCGCCTATCCGGCTCCGGGCAAGCCAGCGGAAAGGCCCCCGGCAGTATCCCCTGAGTGGTTGAAACACCGGCGGGGATCCGGGTGGGTGCCGCATACTTTTACTCGATGCCCTTACAGTCCTAGCCGGCGCTTCACTTCGCCAGCCTTCTCGGCGACGATCGTTTCCCACCGCTGGGCAACCATTGTCACCCAAGGTCGCGGTGACCTTCCCTGCGCGCCGAAATGCACGAAAGCGGCATAGTCCGCGGTGTAGCCGAGGTAGATCGTGTCACCCAGATCAGCGCTGTTGATGACCAATAGGATGTCTCCGAGATCGCCCGGCACTGAAATGCCTGGATTGGCTCGGGTCAATGATGGCATGGCCGTTGTCGAGGCCATCAGTGAGGACCGGAGAAACCCCGTCTCGCCGACAGGTACGAGTTGGTTCAGTTGCGACACCAACTCCTGGGCGGCTTCTTTGAACACCGCCTCAAGCGCACCGTCCACCTTCTGCGCCCACTGACCGACGGTTGCGGCGAAGCTGCCCATCAGCGCAACAACTGAGCGACGAAATCGATCTTGTATTCGGTGAAGCACTTGCAGCCGACGGTGTGGCGCGTTGGCGTGCCGGGAGCATGCGGATATCGGATCTGCGTCCCGTCAGAGGCTATGAACGGCTGATCATACGGGACGGTCTGCCCGTGCATGCGAACATGTTGCTGGCGCGGATGCTCCTGCGACGTGTGGCGCCAAGTCTTGGTGATATGCTGAGCTTGCACCCTGCCGGCCTCGATCTGCTGGCGAAAGGCGATGTCTCGGGATGCACCCAGCGCCGAGAACGTCTCATGCAGCGCAATCGTGTCACCACGCAGCTTTAGCAGGTTGTCGGAATAGCGCCCGACGATCCGTTGAACCGCTTCATTAGAGATTGCTTTACCATCTCGCAGGGCAGCTATGACCGCACGGTCGAAGCGCCTGTCCCTGCGCGCCCGCGTCAGATAGTTGCGAAGTTGGTCGGGCTCACCGGAAAGCAGCTCTTGGCGGGCTCGGGCAACGTAGTCGCCTTGAGTTGTGGTGAGTCCGATCAGCCCGCCCTCACGCTTGCCTGTGATGCGATTGACCCGTCCCATGATGTTGAGCGCGCTCCTGGTCGGATTGTCGCCTCGAGCAAGCCCCTCAGACAGCGCTGCGCGAATAGCGGCCTGCTGATCCGCGATGATGTTGCTGACCAGTGTCGCACTATGCTCGCGCAGCCACTCCTCGGCGGCTAGGTTCCTTGCATCCCACCGGATGACGATCTGATGGCCGTTCGGATCACGTAGCGTCGGCATCTGCTCGATGGTGGCTACACCGCCGCCGTTGAATGCCTGCCGGATAGCCTCGTCCAGGGGCCGGAACGCTGCTTGGTCGAGGTGCATGGCAGAGATGGCGCCGTTGATGTCGCCGCGCTCCAGACGCTCCACGATCCGGCGGAGAACGATGTTCGACTTGATGTCGTCGATCGCTTCCATGAAAGCGGCCCGCAGAACAGGCGTGAGGTCCGCGACAAGCTGTTCCAGCCGTTCGCGAGGTGATAGGCGTTTGAGCATGGGGAGACAGCCAAATGTCAGACAGGATCGATGAGGTTTTTGAGCGGCGGTTGGCTAAAGTACGGCCGATCAACGAGATCGTCGGCATTGCCACAACCGCTACAGCTTGGGTGGGATTGTCTGCTTTTTCGGTTACGTTTATTTGGTTCACCACTGAATTTGACCATATCGCAGCGTTCGCTGTTTTGCGGTACCCGGTGACGGTGGTGGCGTGTCTTACGTCGATCTTCGCGGCATACGGTCTTTTTTGGCCGCTTTTGAAGGCGTGTCGCGATCTCTGGAATCAGCCTGGTTCTTCAGGCTATCTTTTCGTCTGGGTTGGCACCTGGGGTCTCTTTTTCGCTTCTATGGTCTGGCTTCTTGGCATAGGCATTACTTTCGCCGGTCTAGCGGCAAGTTTGATGCCAGCGGCGCCCCACTAAGCCGCGCACCAAGCCTTATATGCCACGACAGACCCTGCAGGCGGTATCGGCGTCAGGTTGGTGATGACACGCTCGGCGCCGTCGATAACGAGCATGTCGGTGATCTGTGGCTCAACCTCGGGCACAGCGAACGTCACCATGTCGCCGGTCTCGACGATCAGCACGCCGTTCTCATAGCGCTGGTGAAGCCTCTTGACGGTAGCAGCTAGTGGCCACGTCTCGACTGTCTCAGGCGGGGGCGTCCATTCATTCGGCGGGGTGCCGAGCGTAACGCGCTTCAACTGGACAGCACCTTGCTTGAACTCATCCAACAGTTCGGCCGCAACACCCTGCATCTCGTTGTAAAAGCCGGTCATTTGCACACCAACGTTTTTTCTTTCGCCGATTGACGGACCCAAGTGGTCGCTGCCCTCCGACTACCCATGGTGGCCCCTGCCTATTCCGCGCGAGGCGTTCTGAACTCGCCAAGAGCCTCGGCCTTGGTCACAAGCCCGCAGCCAAGCAACCCGCTAAGCGTGTTCCTCGGAAGGCTAAGGCCTAGTCAATCATCGGCCCTCTGGGCTCAGCGACGAAGCTCATGCCCTGAGCACCTTGCCGAACAGCGCGGGGCTACGCGAAATACTCAATATCGACGACAGGACGTCATCGATCACAGTTAAGACCGGCCGCTGATCGGTGACGCCCGACCCGACTGCATATTCCACAGCAATTTCGCCGACCTTGGCCGACTTCTTGATCTTGCCGGGTGTCACGTCGGGTGAGAGCGAGCCAGGCGCCGCCAATTCACGGACGGCGGCTTCAATAGTCGCGTTGACGATCTCGACCGGGATCTCGTTTTTGTCGATGTATTCTGGCGGGCAGGAACGGTCATAGGCATTGATGCGCGGCCATTCCAGCGCCTGCTCACGCCGATTGGTGCGAGAGCCTGGGAAGCTGCCTCGATAGCGCCCGTCGAGCCAGGTTGTAGCCCGCCGCAATGCCTGTTCGGCTGCTGCTTCAGGCGTTGTTGGAAAGGTCAGCCCGCGCGCCGTGGCATAAGCAGCAGCGTCCGCAACTGAAACATAGCTCTCTGCCGTCGGGGAGCCCGAGCCTGTCTCTACAATCAGAGGCATGAGTCAGTCCTTGTGTCGGATACTCTGGACGGGGCCAAACGCGCCAGATGCATGTTCCTTGGCCGCCTCGATCGCTTGCTCGGCGGTTGCCCCGGCAAACATGGCGCCGTATGCCGTTGCCGACCCGGCTCCGATCGAAAAGTACGGAGCCTCATAGACTTCATCGCCTTTGGCGGTGCGAAGCCGCAGTGCCCCTTCTGGCGGGACAATCAAGACGATGAACGACGAGCGGTTGTCTGGTTCGGCGTCAGCCCTCGGCTCATCACCGCGATAGCCGCCCTTGACCCATCCGAGATAAGCACAGCATTCGGCTGCATTGCCGGCGACGCCGTGCAGCGCGCCGTCGATGCCCTTCGCCAGCTTCACCGCCCACCCGTGGGAGGCATCGCCGATCCATGAGCCGCTGTCGGACGCCATGACGCCCGCACGATAGGCGATTGTTGTCACACGCCGGCCTCAACCATGCGGCGGCGGAGTTCATCCACGTCCCATCCGGGGAACGGCTTCTTGCCGAGCTTGGCCAGATAGTCAGCCCGCAACGCGGAAAGATCGCCTTCGTTGACGCCGGCGGTGTCATCCAAGTCGCGGAGCTCGCCTCCGATCACCCAGCCGTTTCGCTCATGGTCTTCAACGCAGGTCGAATGGACGCCGAGCGTCTCGCCATTCTTGGTCATTGCAATAAGTTCGGACATGGTTGTCTCGCTTCGGTTGGAGAGGAGCCGAGGGCGCGCGAACGCCCCCGACAATCAGATCGGGCTATCAGCCGGCGAGAAGCGCGATGTGTTCGCTCTTGATGGCGCGGAAGCCCCAGGCGAGGCGAACGTGGTAGACGGTCTGCAGGAACTGACGGTAGACCGCGACCTCGAAGGCGAGGCCGGTACGCGGATCCACGATCTGGGTCACGTCATCGGCGCTGTCACCACCCTTCGGCATGGCCGGCGCGCGGGTGGCGAGGACGATTGCCGAGCGAGCGAAGGCGACGTTCGGCGTGTAGCTGTTGCCGATCGTGAGCGCGTTGGCGGTGGGGATGGTCATCAGCGCGCCCGGCTTATTGAGCGCGATCGTGCCAGGTGCAGCAACACCGGCGCCCACCACGTACTTGTTGGCAGCATCGGCAGCAAAGGAGACCACGTCGCCGGCAAGCACTGTGCCCGTGCCGGTGACGAGCGCGATGTTGCTGACGCCGGGCGCAGTGGCACCTGACGTCACGTAGGCCGCGCCGGAACCCTTGGCGTGCATGCCAACAGCATGGGAGTGACGGATCGCCATGTTCATCACGCGATCGGTCATGCCGTTGCGCAGCATGTCCGAGGAACCGGCCTCGTTGACCTTGAACAAGCCCGACTGCTTGCCACGAAGATTGCCCATGGCTGCATGGCCAAGCGCAAGCTGAATGTCCGTCGTTGGGGTGCCGTTCTCTTCGAGGATGCGTAGGACACCCGCAAAATCCGTCAGGTCGGCGGCGGTGCCGAATGGCGTCGTGCCGACCGTGCCATAGGCGCGCGAGGCGCGCTTGTAGGCTTCGAGCCAAAGGTCGGCCTCGATCTCGTTCACCAGCGTCCGCATCGCCTGGTAGAAGCGATCGGCCTGGACCGACGAAAACGTACCGGCATTCTCGAGACCTTTGGTTTCTTCGCCATTCCAGCGGACCGGAACGTGCTTGGACTTGGAGATGGTCACCGGCACGTTGTCGACGGTGCTATCGCCGGTGTCCGGTGCGTTGACACCGGGGGTGTTGTTCGCCGAGGCCGCCGCGGTCGTCACAGGGACGAGGACGTTCTCGTTTAGCGCGGCGCGCGCAATGCTCGAGCTACGCGACACGGCCGGGATAAAGCCAGTCAGTTCGCGCGAGATGACGTCCAGAGCTTCGTAAAGGTCCGGAATGAGGTCAGTCAGGGTGTTTGCCATGGGATGGCCCTTTCAGGTTTCGAGTTTGGGGAGGTGTTGGGCCATCCGACCCGGGGCGCCGTCCCTCATCCAAGGTCCGGCGATCTGCTTGGACACGCGCGTCAGTCGATGACCTTCACGCCTTCCTTGATCTTGGCTGCGCGATCCGCGTGCGGCAGCCCTTCGAATTCCGTTCGGGAGATGGTCTTGCCGCCCTGCCCGCCGCCGTTTCCCGGCTTGGCGCCAGAGCCACCGCCGGTGCCCTTCAGGATGCTGTCTTTGTATGGGTACTGGTCGACCAGAATCTCCATCGCTTCGTCGAACTCAGCGATCTCGCCTGGCTTGGCGCGAGAGAACAACTTGTTGCCGGCGGCGTCGAAGGCCACGACCTTGCCGTCCTCGATTTTGAAGTGCTCGCCGAATACCTTCTGAGCAGCTGGGCCCGGCAAGGTGGTCTTGTCCGTGACGAACTTCGATCGCGCGAAACGCCCGCCGATCATCTCGCCGTTGAGGGCTGCCTCTAGTTTGTCGCCTCGGGTCTTTTCGGCGGCAAGCGCCTCGGCATTTGCCTTGTTCGCTGCGGCGACGGACTCCTCGGCGGCCTTCTTGATTCCGGCCTTCAACTCCTCGACCTTGCCGGCCTCCATGAGCTTGCCGGCGTCGAGGTTCTTGAAGGTCTCCAGCGCCTTCTTGGCCGCGTCGGCGTCCTCGATGCCCTCGAAGGCCTTCAGTTTCCCTTCGGCCGCCTCCTTGGCCTCGCGGTGGCCCTTTGCCTCACCGTTCAACCTGGTGATGGTGGCAACGGTGCCCGGCGCATCGAACGCGACCTCCTTGCCGTCGTCATGAACAAACACGGGCTTGCCGTCCTGGACCTCGGCATAGGTCTTGCCGTCGACGGTTACGATCTTCAGCTTCACGGTCGTCTCTTTCCGGGCATCCGCCCTTGGCTATGGCGCATCCGCGCCGAAACACCCGCCGGACATCCGCCGGCAGGCCAATTCGTCAGTGATATTGGGTGATGGTTAGTCCTCGTTCGTCGGCGGCAGCGCGCCCGTCAGGGCGTCTTCGTCGTCATCCCCCGGCACTTCGGCCAGGATCAGATCCATATCGACATCGGCATCGTATTCCGGTGCCAGCCAGTCGCGCCGTTTGGCCTCGTTGATCAGCGCTTCGCGGCTGATGTCCTTGGCCTCGCGCATCTTCAGGAGGACATCGGCCGCCTTATCGGTCTCGACGTCGATCGCGAAGTCGGTGTGCACCGTCACTTCTGGCTCGCTGCTGTCGCCAAGCCACTTGCAGGTCAGGGCAAGAGCCTGCTCGAGCGCATCTTTCAGGTTCAATGCCCACGCTTGGATTGCCGTGTTGCCCTTCTGTGCCGCGAACGCCGTGGTGACGACAGTCAGGTTACCGGTCTGCGCAGTCAGCGGCTGGCGGCCGAGCTCGCGCAACTGCTGTTCCGTCACCTTCACCTGATCGGCCAGGAACTTCAGCGAAGCCGCCGTCGGTTCAATGAAAGCCCACTCCCCATGCTGCCCCTCGCCGTTTGGTGGGGCGTACAGAACCCGCTTCGGACCAACTGGTGCCGGCTGCACCTTGCCGGCGGCATCAACGGGGGGCGAAACACCATTGCCGGCCAGCATCGGGAACGCGGTGTTCTCCGATGCGTACTTGAGGCCACTTTCCTGCTGGTAGTGCTCAATCTGCAGGTAAGCTGCGTCCTGCATCGGCGGGACGAACTGCCACGATCCTTCCTTGCGCCGTCCGGTGATGAACGGGACGATTGCGATGACACCGATAGCGATAGGCCCGCCACCGAGCGACACCCATTCCTTTTCGTCGCTATTGGACTTTTTCTGTTCCTCGAATAGTTCCCATGTCGCAGGACCGTAGGCCCCGCCGTCCCGCTGCTCCCGATTGAGCACGCGGACACGGCTGACCATCTTCTCGCCATATCCATCCCGGACCGTCTCGGGCTCATGGATACGGGCATGGATGAACTCTTCCTTGCCACCAATCACCGCCGAGTAGACGGCGAGCATTCGGGTTGCCGGCACATGCACCCAATAGGGCCGGGCGCCGAGTTCCTTCTCCGCCTGCCGTGTGGCACCTTCCGGCACTGGGGTCTTATCGACGAAGATCCAGTCCACCGCGGCATTGATTCCGTCGAAGAACCGATTGGCCGCGAAGACATGCAAGTGATTGCCCTGCCCGTCGATATCCTCGATCAGGTCGATGACGGCCGTCGATGCGCTCTTGTCAACAATCCCGACCTCGCGTGAGAACGGTTTGGCGGCCAGGTTCTCAACGATATCGCGATAGATGTTGGTGAACTTGGCATTCCGCCTGCGGAACTCGTAGTCTTCCCTGTCCTCGCCCGAGAACTTCGGCAGGTACTTCTCGCCCGCAGCACGCATAGCGGTAGCGCCCCCCAAAATGGTCTTCACCATCTGCCAGTAGGGCAGCATTGCCGAATAGTCCGACGACGGCGTGTCGGGCGTCGTATCGTCAGCCATTGGCATAGGTTCCAAAGATTGCTGTTGCCGGCTTCGGAGCCAGCGCCAATTCGTTCAGCGCGTCGGCGAAAGCGTCGACCTGGTCGTCATGCTGTGCGTTTGGGAAAGAACACACCTCATCGAGGAACGTTTCGTTCCAAGGCCCGCGTACCAGCTTCACGTTGCCGGCTTCCGCCTGGGCAGAGGCAGGCTTAGCACGCACTGATTTCTCACCCGTCGGCCGGACAGCAATCACGTCGTACCCGGCCAGCAGCTTGATCTTAGTCGCGGCATCAGCCTTACCAGCGGCGCCTGGGTCTTCGGGCATTCTGATGCGAACCGGCAACCCATCCTGGCTGGCCGTGTTCTTCAGATTCCTCTCGACGTCGGCTGGCGACCAGCGATCGCGCTTGACATCCTCGACGTAGAAGACGCCGCCAACCCACGCCATCCGAAGGCCGACGGTCCAGTCAGGCTGCTTGCCAGCCTTCTGCTGTGTGGCAGCAAAGTCCCAAGCTCTGCAGCGAACCGCACCGGCAGGAACCGCATCGACGATCTCGAAGTCGCCGCGCTGGAACATACCGCCCGAACGAGGCGCCGGCCGCTGCTGGAACTGACCCGCAACGGCGTAGGAGCCCATCGGCACTTTGTCGCGTTCAACCACCTCTCGGGGGAAGCGCTCGGGGAACAGTAGCTCCCCGTCTTCGGTGCGTGGATCCTCAAACCCTATCGAGGTGAAGCACTTCCGATCCGGCTCGAACTCCATCGGAAGCATCAGGTGCTCATATCCGAGCGCGAGCTTCTTGATCTGCCCTGAAACATCATCCTCGTGCAGACGCTGCATGATGACGACGATCGCCGACCGGATCGGGTCGTTCAGACGGGTTGGGACCGACTCGCGGAAGATGCGAGATGTGTTGATCCGCTCGGCCTCGCTTTCGGCCGTCTCAGTCGAGTGCGGATCATCGATGATAACGCGATCGCCGCGACCACCGGTGAGGCTTGCAAAGGGGACACCCTCGCGATTGCCTGTCTTGGTGTTGGCGAAGGACGCCTCGCCTGCCCTGACAAGCTCCACCTCAGGCCACAGCGCCCGATACCACTCCGACTGCACCAGATCGCGCATGCGGCGACTGTCGCGCTTGACGTACTTCTCCGCGTAACTCGTGGTCAGATACCGAAGTGACGGGCGCGCAACTGGCCCCCATTCCCACGCCGGCCATAGTACTGAGGTCAGCAGCGACTTCATCGTGCCAGGCGGCACATTGATCAACAGGCGGTTGATGCGACCGTCGGTCACCGCCTCCAGGTGGTCGGAGATCGCGTCAAGGTGCCAGCCATGCACAAAGGTCGAGTTGGGCTCAACGACATGCCAGGCCTCACGGACGAACCCGGAGAGCGTCTGGCACCGTGCCCGGATACGCTCGGCGTCCCGAGCAACTCGCTCTCGCTCTGCCTCAGCTGCCCTACGCGCCCTCTCCTGCCTGATCTGGCGCATCATCGTCGCCGGGTCCGGCAAGCGGGCCGAAGATGCTTTCGAGCTGATCGAGTTCATCACCACTCAGTTTCGTCAGATCGACTGTCTGGATTGGGCCGCCGCGGGGGCCGGAGTGCTGCACAGCTGCCAGCTTGGGATGCACATAAGGCGCTGCAGCTTTCGCCATGTCATCGCGCCTGCCTGCATCGGCCTTCGGGTTGCGCATGACCTTCAGCATGTATTCGAGAGGTGTATCGCCAGTAGCCGCGACCTTCGCCTGGCGCGCTGCTGATGCTTTGTTCGGTGCACCGAGCTTGCGACCAGCCCCTGGCCTATTGCCGCCACGAGACATCTTTGATTTCCTGCATCGGGTCTTGATTGTTTTTCAAAGGGGGCCACGTGGCCAAGGCAAACTGGCCATTTGGCAAGCTGGCGACTATCCTGCTGATTGCATGGCTATTGCTCGGCCTCTTGCCGGTGTTTAGCCTGATGTTCGGCCCGTCATTCCTACCTTCGAGCAAATGGGCATCCAAAACAAACACCCTTGGTCTGATAGCAGGCTTTGGATTTGCTATGTTGGCTGTCTGGCTGTTGTCTAAGGCAGCGGGTCAGGATTCGGACAGTCATTTAACTAAATTTGGCACATTCATTGGCGCTCTGATCTTCGGCTTCATGCTCGGGAAGAACGTCGTCGTCATCACCGGTCCGATGGCGATTGCTCTGATCGCAGGCGACGAGATTGAACTCCACTACACTGTAAAACGCGCAAATAGCATCGGTACCAAATGGTGCCGTTCGTCCGTCGATCTTGATCTGCCCATGCCTTTCAACAGTGTTTGCCGTATTTCCAGCGAATTCAGGGATACCCTCACCCAGGGGACACGCGTAGTAGTCTCTGGCCGCGGAACCAGTTTAGGCGTCTATGCACAGGATCTGCGCCGAGCTGATTGATAGGTGGAGATGAAGCCGACGAAGCGCTGCTGCTTGTCGGTCAGCGCCATTGGTGCTTACCTGTGGTTGCGTTCAAGCATGGGGGTTTTCAATGGGATCACTGGTGAAGAGAGGTGCCGGCAAGGCACCGCGACGCAAGACTGCCAAGGAATTGACCCGAGACGCAATCAAACGTGGGAACAAGGGCAATTCGAACAATAAGAAGTACGGCAAGAAGAAATAGCCGCCGTATCCCCCAAAAAAGGCCCCGGTGTTTGACGCCGGAGCCTTGGGGTCTTTTCAATCTGGGTCAGACCGCCCGAATGTGCGGGTCGATGTGCGAATAGCTGTCGACGGCGATGCGCCAGGTGGTCAGCGGCTGGTTGGCAACGGCGTAGGCCACGGCGTGGGCGTCACGACTTCGCATCTCGTGCTGGCGCTCAGCAACGAGGATCGCATCGACCGGGGCCACATCGGGCAGCACGTAGACGTAGGCAGCGGCGGTCGGAGTATTGAGACCGTATTCGCGCTCCAGCGCCGAGGCTGGCATGCTCAGGAAGATGGCAGCCGCGAGCATGGCGAGGCCGCCGAAGAAGAGACTTCGGAACGTTCGAACCATCTGGGGTTTCTTTCGGGGTTGATTACCGGGGATCACCCGCCCGGCCGGGAACTCATCTCGACAGGTGCCGAGAGTGATGGGAGGATGCGCGCCTCAACGGGAGGGGAAGATGCGCGAACACTATGAGAGACAGATCGCCATAATTGAGGACCGTATCGCCCTCATGGAGGCTGGCAGGTTCACCACCCGATCTATGACTGCAGAACACCCTGTCTGGGTTGACACCACAGCTGGCAACCTCGCGCACGACAGGCAAACTGTCGAAATGCTCAAAGGCGTCATCGCACGCTTCTACCCAGATGAAGAGTGACGGCCTATGCCCCGACTGACCAACACGGCACCAAACAGGGTGCTTCAGGTCGATACCCAGGTGGTCAACGAAGAGCCGCTACTGGCCTTGCTCAACCTTGAAACCGACGACGGGGCAATCGAGCTTGCCATCAACCGCTCAGTGGCCGAGCTGATGATTGATCAGTTGATGACCTTGCTGGGCTATGACGAAGACGAAGAGTGATCAGGCCGGCGGGAAAGCGCGTGAACCTTGCCGCCCACACCGATTGCTCGGCGGAGCCAGACGCTACATGGCTCACTTACGTGGTCGTGTCCGTCCTTATGGTTAAAGCCGGCTTGCACCGCTGTCGTCCTGAACTGGGGCTATCGTAGCCCGCTCGGAACCGCCCCGGTCTCGTGATAAATCACCCCGCCCGTTTGACGGGTGCCCTTTGTTTTAGAAGAGAGGTGACTCAAGGCTTGCAGTGAGCTTCAGTCACGCCAGGGTCTGTCGCAAATATACCTGCCCACAGATCAGGCTTTACTGCTCCCGTCCATAATGTTGACACCCTAGCTTGAAAATACACATTAGCCAGATCAGAAGGATACTCAGGAAACTCGATACCAAATGACTTTGACTCGCCGCCCTCTAGGAATTCTATGTTGAAATAGTCACCGAAAGGGTCGCTGACAACTTCTTTGGCGTGCGCGATCGTGAAGCCTTCAGTGGGAAGATGGGGATCAAACGTGCAGAAACGGACCCGCCATTCAAGTGTGATAAGATCACTAGCGACAGGTCCCGAGTTCACAACCGTGACAACTGCGCGTTCTTTGGTAAGACTAACTCCAACTGGCGTGCGATTCAAAAATTCTGATCGATGAGAGCGACCATAAGTTCTTCCGGTGTCGGCCTCATACAAAGGAATATAGACATGGGCTACAATTTCCTGCTCGCCCTCGTCCCGCATGTGAATGCCGGCCATCATCCTTGAACTCCTATACGTAGTATTCACCCGGAGGAGTCTCTTCCCAACCCTTGTAACCAGACCCCCTATCTCCATCTAAATCAAAGTCAAACAGTGGCAAGGATCCGTCGAGCAGTGCAATGCTGAAGTCAACAGCGTTGCCAAAAACACTACTTCCGCCATATCTGTTCGCAATACGAGCGCCTTCGTCAGGAGTAGTGGCGTAGCCCAATTCGAGAATTGCCTGGATGTTCATGGTGTTCCCAGGAGCTACCATCCAATCCGGTCGCTTCCCCCCAATATTGGGGTTCATCGGAATTGTAGCGTCCGGTTCGTGTAAACTACCTATCCATCGAGGCGGAACCAGCCAATAGAATGGCGGTTTCACATGAGTTGAGGTTGCAAGAGGGTATTGGTTTCCCTCGTATCCTCTTGAGACTATCATATCCTTCAAGAATCCAAAATTTTTGAAATCCTCGTTGCTGCAATATCCCCACCCCGTAAGGCAAAGCATTGTACGCATTGCACTCACAATATAGAAAAGTGCAAGATTAATTATATAAATGATCCAACGCGGGACTGCGGCCACGAACCTAAACAATACAGCCCACGGCAATGTTGCTATCATTAATAAAAGGGTGAGACCCTTTCCGATCCAATTGAAAAGAGCTGAAAGGAAATCCATTATATTACCATTCCATCCTGGAAGCGGCCCCGGATCATTCCTTCTCAGCAAGTCCTTTAGCTCCTCTATGACTTCATTTGCATTACCCGGAGGCGCTTTCGGCCTCCCAACCGTGCCGTCGGTCGACATGCGTAAGTAATTCCGCATGAAGCGGTAGGCAAAAAGAAAATCATCAGTAGAAGGGTATCCACCCTCTAGGAGGCTTGGAACCATTGGAGGGGTATACACCTCTCGCATGCACCGCACGACGAGTTCTGCAACTTGCTCAGAATCCACGGTGTTCAAATAAATGAGTTTATCTAGCCGTGACTTGAGTATGTCTCGTCGCTTGACATTGTTCCACAGCCACGTGTCCGAAATAGTTTCCAGCACAAGGTGGCGATAGGCGTGGTTGCGGAACGGGCCTTCGACAAGGCTATTGATGAACGGATGGCCACAAATATCACCCGCATAGTGGGTCAAATAACCCTTCGCATAAGAGGTCTGAACTGGCCCCCTTGCATTAGCTAGAAGGCTAGAGGCAAATGCTCCGCTTCGCCTGTAATGGAGAATGTCCATCCACCACCATTCGTCATATAGTCCTGGCGGAAGCCTATCTTTCCAAGGCGGATCGTTAGTGTATGGGTGCCCGAACATACGAAATGGGAAACCAACAGTATCTGTCGATTGAACAACCCAATCGCGAGAAAGGTATTCTGGATTTTTAATGAAACCCGCCGGTAATTTGGCGACGATGTCAAGAAGTGGGTTCTTGATAGATATCGCATTTGGCGCTAGCGCAATTCCGAGTTTGACAGTTAGAAAGAATGCGTCAATCACTGTATTGACAGTATAACGTAGATCAGTAGAAAGACCACCTGTAAGCCAGTCGGCGATATCATCGACTGGCTTGGTAAGTTCATCAGTTATTTTCTTAATATCCTCTTTGGTACGATTTATCACGCTTAGAATTTCTAAGACCGCAGCCATTCCCTTTCTTAGCTCTGGTTTTTTTATTGCTGGGTCGAACATAAACAGGGTCGTATCTGGCCCTATCGAGCCAAATCTATATGCGTTTTCATGATGATCTGGAAAAAGGTCTGGCCGCTTCGAATGGGCCAATTCGGCAAAAATGATGTGGCTTCCGAATTTCGGCATTTCACACCTCTTTTCCAAAGCATGTGATTTACGCACGGAACGATGGATTACGCAACGTCAGGCTGCACCACGGCAGGCGCACAGCTTCTAACACCCAGTCGATTGGGATAGGGTCAGCAAGTGCTGAATGACCGCCCCCTCGCCCACCACCCGGCATGCGTAATCCGCACCGGGCGGCTGGAAATTAGATCGGGCAAGCGTTCGAAGTCTAAGCTGCCTTCTGCCGCTGGGCATCGCCTTCAACGGGCTCAAGAAGGTCAGGTCTGATCGTCGGTTTTGCGCCGTCTGCCATCCAGTGTGTACCTGTGGCGACGATATGCAAATCACTACCCTGATTTGGCATCATTGGCACCACCCTCGACCAGTTAGGTGCCTGTAACGATTGAGCATTTTTGAGGATAAGCCTCGCAACGTGTTCAAATGCATCGTTGAGGCGGCGCTCTGCCGTACTACGCGAACGGCCAGACTTCTTGCAGAAATGCCGGAATGACCCGGCGACGCGGGGAGCTGCAAGGCACATCGACCACTTGCCGACCAGGATGCGGTTTTCGTCGCCGTCGACATAGTCGAGCAGCCAACCGTACATCACTTCCTCAGCCCTCGATATGGCCTTGCTGGACGGACGATAGGGCACGTGGTTGCCGTTGATACTGTAGCCTGGATGGTGACCGCCGATAGCCTCGACCTGCACTGCAGGCCACAGCGAACGCACCGCCGCCGGCCGAAGGTTTCGCACGTCCATGTGCGCCATGGTGTCGGCCGCCTCGATGAAACGAGCGCGCACGATGGTAATCAGATCGGCTATTGCGGCCTTCTCGGAATAGTCAAACTGCAAGGCGCTGCTCTGGCTCATCGAGAATCGTCTCCAGTTGCTTGTAGATGAGGATGCGAAGGGAGGCGCGGACTGGCCACGGCCGGCGGGCGACAGCCTCACCGCGCAAAGGACCAAGCGGGATGCGGTCCAATGCGTCGAGCACGTCCCCTGCGCGTTCCATTGCCCAATCCTGGCGTTGCACGAGGATGTCGGAGATTGCGCCGATCGTTTCCGACCAAAGCTCGTCGCGGTTGTTCCGCGTCTGCTTGATGCAGCGAAGGACGAAAATCAGGTGCCCATCGCCGTACTGGTTGCGGATCTCATGCATGGTGCCGCGGGCATGGCTCTGGGCAGCTGCGCGCCGACGGTAGACCGGGACCAACTTGATCCCGAGCCCGTCTAGCAGCGCGTCAAGCTTGCCCTTTGGTCGCGTCATGTGCTCACCGGTGCCGGAAACTTGGCCTGCAGCCTGCCAAACATGGGGTCGCCGCTGGTTGTGAGGCAGTCGGCTGGGACCTCCACCGCTCCGGTGAAACGGTCTTCCTCGCCCTTCGGCACCGTCGGCTTGCCGTCGTGATAGACCACCGGGCACCAACGCCCGGCATGACGCTCGTATCGGAACCAGGCGCTCATATCTTTGGGCTCCTTCTCTCGACCTTGACCTGCCGCCCTTTGACGATGATAGCGCCCAATGTGGCTTCCTGATCCTCAGCAGCTCGCGCAGCGCGCTCCTCATGCCATGCGGCCACGCCGAGGACATCTGCAGCGACTGCTGCCCGCTCTGCATAGATTGCCGGGTTCAGGATCCGCCTGACGCACGCCTTGGCCGCTTCGATGGCCTGGCTGGCCGTATCGCACTCCACCGGGGCGCCATCCTTGCGGACATAGCGCCAGCGCTCCGCGGCAAAGAGTTTGAACAGCGGCCGATAGCGCCCGTTCCACGGCATATGCGAATAATCGGGGAGGAATTCGCCGCTCATGCTGTCTCCTTGATCGGCTGGCCCTTGGTGTCGCTGATGACCTCGATGGTGCTGAACAGCGTCGCGCACTTGTGGCATTTGCGGCGCCTGACGATGGTGTCTCGCTTCGGCCGGCTGTCGATGACAAGCAGCATGTGCGAGGTGCAGACCGGGCATTTCAGGCCGTCTCGATTGCTCATCAAAGGCCCTCCCCGAACAGCGTCTCCGGCATCTCTTCAGACAGCGACTTGAACAGTGTGAACTCGGCATCGAAGCCTATCAGCGGGGACCGCCCTGGCTCGCCGCGCCGGCGCTTGTGGTTGATGATCGCCGCCTGCCCGCGCGCCTCCTCCATCTTCTGGATCATGATCTGCTTCTTGGTCAGCTCGCCGTCTTTGACCCGCTCTGGCGGCATGGTCGGGATCATTTCGCGGAACAAAGGCTCAGGCCGGTACAGGCTGAACCAGACATCGAGGGACTGCTTGATCGACCCGCCACCGTAGGCATCGCCCATGACTGGCCGGAATGCGGTAGAGGACCCACTGGACTGCCACCGGCGCTTCCAGTCGTCGTTGCGCTGGATCAGGATGACAACGGCGACGTTGAGCGTCTTGGCGAGAGCCTTGAGGCCTCGATAGAGCGCGTTGATGCGTTCGGCGAACATATCCTTGGGGTTCGGCAGCGCGATCATCTTCGCATGGTCGATGACGATCAGGTCGAGCCCCTGGCTCTTCACCATCGCCTCGGCCTTGATGCGGACATCGGTCAGGGTGCACTCACCGAACCCGACGATGTAGAAGGGCAGATCAGTCGAGGCCATCATCTCGCGCTCGAGGTCGCCGGCTTCCTTGGTGTTCAAGGTGTAGGCGTCGATCCGGCCAAGGCTGATGTGGCTCTGCTGTGCCGCTGCCTGAAGCGCAGCTTCCTCGTCTGTCACCTCGATCGAGAAGAAGGCCGACTTGAACCCACGGGACGCGGCAAACCGGCACTGCTGCAAGCTGAACGACGTCTTGCCGCCGCCACTGTCCGACATCAGGCCGATCAGGTTGCCGCGGCGGATATCGCCGAGGGCCGAGGTGATCTCCGGCAGAAACCAGGGAATGCGGGAGGATACGTCGCCGCTGGACTTGGCCGCCTTGTCGACGGCGTTGGGCAGGATCACGCCATACTGGGCCGATGCGGCTCGTTCGTTGCCTTCCTGTGCGATCTGGGTGAGCCGGTTGGCAGTCTCACCGATAATCTTCTCGGGCGTCATATCGATCGGCATGTTCTGGGCAAGCGTTTCCAGATCCCGCGCCGCGCCGATCAACTGATGCCGCGACCACATCTCGATGATCGCCCGGCCATAGTCGTAGGCGCCCGAGACCGTGACCGCACTGGCGGCAAGCTGGACGACATAGGCGAACAGGGTCATCTCGCCGACCATCACGCTCGCCGGGATATAAGGTTTGATCGTGATCGGGTTGGCGCCCCTGCCCTCGGCGATCATGGTGCCCATGATCTCGAACAGCTGGGCGTGAATGTGCTCGGCGAAGTGCTGGGGTTTCAGAAAGCCGGCAACGCGCCAGTAGGCGTCATTTGAGGTGAGGATAGCGCCTAGCAGCGCCTGTTCCGCCTCAAGGGCATCGGGGAGAGCTTCGCGGAAAGAGCCAGGGTGTGCGTTCATGCGGCCCTCGCCAAGTTCAACTCCGATGTGCTATTCGGGAAAGTATGCGGGGGCAGCACTACTGGATTCAATTTGGCGCGATCAGCGGGGCCGTAGCAGTCGGCACGTTTATTGCCATTGTCGTGTCTGACGTTGCTACGTTGAAATCTGCTGCCTGCGACGCTCGACCGGCCTGCCTGCGAGATTGGGTGGGCGCATTGAGCGGATGGGTTGCCGCTCTTGGAGCGTTCTTGGCAGCAATTATCACGCTGCCGGAGCTCAAAAGGCAAGCAAGCGAAGCACGACGTCAAACAGACTTCGCTGTTGGCGATGCCGAGCCCGACTTCGTTCTGCAGCGGAATGTCCCCAAGAAGCGATTGGCGTTGGAGGTAACAAATCTCAACAGGCGAGCGATTCTTATCGAAAGCTGGGAGCCAGATGGCGGTAGCGATTTTTCGATCTACAACATCGAACCCTTCGTAGGCGGAGTCGCGCCATCCATTGCTAAGCGGCACAGGTATCGGCCTCGAATACCGAACTACCGAATAGCTGGCTGGCAAGTCCGGAGCGACGCTTCGCCGAAAAGGAAATTTGCTGTCGTTTTGTCCAAAGATGGCAAAATAGTCGACGACCCGGCAGCTTTCCGCGATCGGATATCGCTCCGCATTAGATTTCGCATCGTTGGGCAAAAGCACGAGCGCCGAGAAGCAATCACTACAGCGATTGAAATTGACGAGTAGATACGATCGGCCAACACAATTGAGATTGGTCATGCTGCCGTCCTCTCCCGCAGCATCTTGAACCGCTGGCAAGCCTCGCCAGCGATTGCGATGCCAACCGCCTCGGCGGCATCCGCGTTCTTCACGTCGATCTTGAATGCCCGGCACCTGTCGACCGCGGCACGCTTCCACGCCGCACGGTCGAAGCCGGGTGAGCGCCCCATACCGAGGAAGTGCTTCCGCCACGTCGCAGACGGGATCGTTTCCCATGGGATGCGATAGGCGGCGATGATGGCCACGGCCGCACACACCAGCCCTTCGAGCTGCAGCGCATTCGGGTTGATGGTCTGCTCGTCGACCGGGCCGGCGAGCGTCTGCTTGGTCTTCTTGAACGAGACCACGTTGCGCATGGGCTGCTCGATTGACACGAAGTCGGGCCGACCGGCCTTGAACATCGCAACGAGCTGTTGAGCGAGCGATGCGGCCTTTTCCTCCGCGTTGTCGCCCACGGCCTTGATGAGACCGGTCTTGACCGATGAAAGGGATGATCCTGGCTCATACCAGGCAAAGCCGGTCGTCGTCGCGATGTCGAGCCCGAGGATCAGCATGGTTTCCCCCTTGCCTGTTCCTCGGCTGTCACTAGGATCGCCGCCGATTGGCGGGGAATTCTATGAAGAACTCTGAGAACCATCTGTGGTTCGCTGTGCTTGTGTCCGGCGCGCTCGGAATTATCCTTGGCGTCGCGTGGATGGACTTGGATCACCAAGCCAAATGGCTCTACGACTATCAGACGCTGATCACTGGTATCGCCGCTGTTGGTGCCGCCTTCATAACCGTTAGCGCGATGAGCCGGTCGGAGGAGAGGCAGCAGCAGAGACACGATGAGCTGATGAAGCTGAACCTCCGCGCCGACCGCCTCAGGGCAAGGCGCGCGGCATACCCTCATTCGGAACAGCTTGAGCAGTCGACAAGAAGGCTCGAAAAGGCCATCGCTGCCTATGGGCAGGATCAAGGCCAAGCCAACGACGCTCGCCGACAAAAAATTCGCAAGATGCTCTCGCTCAGATCCCTTATCATTTCGATCCTTCACCGCGAGAGCATCGTCGAAGCCAAAGACCTCTTTGGAAGCGCTATGGCTTTCACCCTTCAACGGATAGAAGCGGACTTTTGCGCTGACGCCGAAATATTTCGGATGGCTGGCGACTACACCACATCGACGGGGGGGGCTTCCGACTACACGATCAGCCTTTGCGACATGTCCGTGGAAAGGATGTCGGACAACATCGCGGACCTTCAAGCCTTTGCTGGTCATCTCAACCAATTGGCAGGGTACTACGGCGAGTAGCATCCGGGACCTACTCCGCTGCTTCGGCAAACGGGTCGCCGCCACCCCGGATGATAAGCTCGTCGCCTGACGCCGCTTCTTCCTTCTTCTTGATACCGGCGAAGAGAGAGCCCTGCCCGTCATGCCAGCCGCGGGCGTATTCCTGCCCTTCGGCCGAACCTTCGTTGTAGGGATTGGACAGGCTGTCGCCGCGGAGACCGGCTTCCTCGCCGTCGCGATAGGCGCGCTCGGTCAGCGGCGCCCGGTCGGTGAAGATGTCGAGTTGGGTGTTGATCGGCACGCCGGCGAACGCCATGGCCTGACGCTCGGCCTCTTGCTTCGCCTTGAGCTTCGCTTGGCCTTCGGGCGTCTGGGCCTTCTCGTAGGTCTTGATCTGATCGAGGCCGTACTCGCCGAGATCGGCCTTGATGACCTTGCCCACCTGCTTCATCCGTGCAGTGGCGGCCTTCTGTGCCGCCTGTGCTTCGAGGTAATTCTTGCGGTTGATGAAGAACAGAACCTTGCGGTCCTTGTCGCTCACGTCGCCTGAGTTGTGGCCTGCTGTGGTCATGTCGTTCTCCTCCTCACCACACAGTGGCGCGCTGGGTTGTTGGTCGTTGCGTGATCGCCATTCCGTTGGCGTCCATGGCCCAGATCGTCACCAGGATCGCCGCCGCTGCGCCTGCCGCCACGAAGACGAAGCCTCGCGAGGGCTGGTGCCGCATCCGTTCAATTTCGAGCATCAAAGTCGCTCGTGCCCACTTGCGCAGGCCTTTGATCAACCGCATTTCGGATTGCCTTCAGTTCGAGCCGCTCCGCGTCTTTGCGGTCGGCATCGGCCTCGATCCACGAGCAGAGATGCCCGTACTTGTTACGTAGCAGCCGATAGACGTCCCCATTCGGGAACTTCATGGTCTTCCAGTTCTTCCAAAGCCGCTCCGCCTGAGCCGGCGTGACGCCAGCCTCTTTCGCAGCCCGGTCACGTGCTGCGGTCTTGGTGTCGCCGTCGAACTTGAATTCCTTTTTGGCTCCGGCTTTTAGAAGCTGGAAAGCCTCCCAGGCCGCCACACTCGTAGTCATGACTTCGCCCCGTTTTGGTACGGATTCGCACCGTCTTGGTTCGGACATGCTCTTTCCTTTCGCCCTATGGTGTGTCCGTCACCAAGCGCGACTGAGCCGGGAACCCCGGCGGATACTGAGCCCCACGGCACGATGTCGAAGGGCAGGAAGGGAATGGAAAATGCACGCTCATCAGAACCGCCAAGCTCGTCGGAGTGTGCAATTGCGACTGCCGTTCTCATGGGCGCCAACCCCTGCGAACGAACGTGAAAAGACCCAGGCCAAGAGCGGCGCCAACCGCCAGAGGCCAGCAAATGATGACGACGTATTCGCGCAGGCCCGTGGGTACATACCGCCCATCGGGTCCCCGGCTTACGGCCGAGGCAGCGCCAACAACGCCGAGCGCATAAAGGGTTGAGGCCAGCCAGGTCATGACGCCCTCGACATGAGTGCGTGGGCGACCCAGCCGAAACATGCGGCGACTGCCAGCGATAGCCACCAGGCGATGAAAAGCGTCATGCCGCCACCTTGACGGAACCGGTGACAACGGAGCCGGCGGCGCCCTGGTTCAGGCCCACAGTCGACTTCTGGTCGCGGATCATCTCACCGAGACGGCGCTCCGCCCGGATCCTGATCTCGGCGGCGTCCACTTCGAGCTGCTTGTTCCTCGCCTGCTTGGCATAGGCCCGCATAGCTTCGGCACTGTCGCGGATATCTTTGACGTCGTCGACGGACTTCGCCTCGGCCAGTGCGCGACAAGCCGCGTCGTATCGGATCAGCGAAGAAGCAGCCTGCTCGCCAGTCGGCATGATCTGGTGCGCCAGGCTCATACTGCGGACTCCGAAGCCGGGCCGAAAATGTCCGGACGCAGAAGATGTCGCGAAACACCCGTGATGCGCTCAACATCCAGCACTCGCTCCGGTGGACACTTGCGCCATTGCGAAACGGCTTGCGGCGTCAAGCCCCCGATGGAACGGGCCAAGGCAGCGGGGCCGCCGGCCATTTCAACTGCTGTTTCGATCGCATCACACATGCACAAACTGAAAGCATATCTTTCACTTAATAGCAAGCATCTCTTTCAGTGAAAGCGTGGCTTTCGTCTGACATTGTCCGATCATGAGAAAAGAGCCAAAACCAGAAGACATCGAACTCGGGAAGCGCATCAAATGGGTGCGCGAGCAGCATGTTAAGGTGAAGCCGGCTGAGTTTGCCCACCTGCTGAATGTAACAAGGCAAGCCGTAGTCAATTGGGAACGCGGTCACGGCGCCGACCGAAAGCGCCTGGAGAAAATTGCGCTTGTCTATGGAGTGAGCTTCGACTGGCTAGCGACAAACCGCGGCGAACCGATAGTGGGGGCTGCAACTCAGCCCTCCAGCACCTTGCCTCCTGCGGTGGCCGAACGCTCGGCCGATGCCAAGATTGAAAAGGACGAACCGCTCCGCGCCAGTGATGTCGGCGAACCTATTGAGGGTATTCGCGCTATTGAATCCGCCCTCAATCGAGTTGTTGGGCTCAAGCGGAAAAACGTTCGTCAGCTGCTCAATGAGATCAGCGATATGCTGGCGTCTAACGCTGCCGAATCGACACAAAGTACACCTCATGGTCGATCTGAACCCGCCAATCCCCGCCGTGCAAAAGCGCCATCATAGTCGCAATCTCGGCCGCCTTTCGCTTGACGACTGTCTTCGGATCTAGCGGAGCTACCGCACCTGCAGCCTTTCGAAGGTCAGCGACAATCTCCTCATTCCGCGTTGCAAAGCGCCGCCCGTATTCGATCATGATGCCCGCGCTGCCTCGCTAAACACGCTGCATTTCGTTCATCTCCTCTGGCAGTTCGCCGAACGCGGCGATCAACTTTGGATCCTCGAAATCTCCGGTTATGGCGTCACCCTCTCGGACGAAGGCAACAACCAGGGGCTTTCTGCTGGCGAGCCTCTCAGCCAGTTGCTTGGCGTGAACGACATCACGAGCCTCCACTGGGGTATCTGCCACCATCTTGCCGCGCTTACCGGACTGATAGCTCTGGACTACGTACATTGTACTCATACTCGCCTCCCACGGCGTTCCTGTTGATGCCCAATAGGAACGCTGTCCTATCGACAGAGTCAAGAACGAATAAGGAACAAATTCCTCTCTTGCACGAATCCAGTGAACAGAGATGATGGGCTAAGCTTTGGGGAGGGCTTGGGGATGGAAATCAGCTTACGCCGCTACATCTTGCTGTTCGGAGCGCTTACAGCGGCCACGCCGTTTGTGGCATGGGCACTGATCACTGCGCTTCCTCAATACCAAGAGACTATCACCGACATCTTTGGCATCCCGGTCGCCTTCGCGATCACACAATCCACGGCGTACTACTTCTTCTTCCGGAATAGGCGTCTACCATCGTCCAGGGAATATTGGCGACTGGTAGGCTATTGCACTGCTATTGGCGTTGGGTTGGCACTTGCCTCGGCCTTTCTGTCCGGCGCCTTTGACGGTGTTTCAGTGGGCTTCATCGTTTTCATGTTGGCCATGATGGCCGGCATTCAATTCGTGGTGCTGGCTATCGCCTTCTCAAGCTTCATGGGGCGAACCATGGTGAAAAGCCTGGAAAAGGCTGGCGCAAAACGATCGGCCGGTAAATGATCCTGCCTCGAGGAATGCTCGGGATACTGCTGTGCGTGGCGCTTGTTGGCACTGCAGTCACGGGGTGCGCGAATAGGTCGTGCAGAGATTGGCCGGGGACATGCATCATCCAGTGAAGCCGAAGGGGCTCAAGGGGAAGCGGTTTAGGGGGTAGGGGTATGGCAGACGAACACACATCTGGGCAGCGCGAGCACATGCGCCGGCTGGTCGCCAAACTAGGGCGCAATCAGGATGCTGTGTGCGCTGCTTACGCTGATGCCGAGCGGAGTGGCCTAGTCATGCGAGCGAAGAACACCACCGGTCACAGTCCCGAGGAATACGCGCTTGCGCTCTGGCGTGACGGCGAGCGGAAAGGCTGGCTTTGACTGCTCGGATGGCAGCAATTGCTGCGGCGATGGGTGTCAATGTCAGCAAGAAGAAATAATCTGCTTGGGAACGGTATTTTTACCGCATCAAGGCGCTACAATAGCCAGATGACAGAGGCGAGAGAAAATATTATCGCGCTGTTCACCGTCGATCAGGCTTCGCGCCTGACTGGGGTGAGCAGGCGTCAGCTCGCCTCGTGGGACCGTGAGGGGTTTTTCTCGCCAAGTGTCGTTGACGGGCTCGGGGGAGCGTATACGCGCCTCTATTCGTTCCGGGACCTGCTGTCTCTCAAAGTCCTGAACCAGCTCAGAAACGACACTCGCGTTAGCATGGACCATCTGCGAGAGGTCAAAGGAGACCTGTCGCACCTCGGCGAAGATATGTGGGTGAGAAGCACGCTCTACCTGCTTGGGAAGCACGTAGTTATCCAACGCGATGATGAAACGAGGCATGAAGCTGGGTCGGGTCAAGAAGTGCTTCAGATCCCGCTCAAGATCATTGTCGGGGGCATGCGTGAACGCATTCGGGAGATGAACAAGCGCGGCGGCGATGAGATCGGCCACATCGAGCGGCACCGCGGAATAGTTGGAAACAAGCCGGTAATCGCCGGCACTCGAATTCCAGTATCCGCGATCAAGGAGTTCGCTGAGGCAGGCTACTCGGTTCAGCAAATCATGAAGGAATACCCGTCCCTCGAAAGAGAGGATGTGGAGGCTGCGATAGCATTTGAGGACAAGCGCAACGCTGCATGAAATTTCTACTGGATGAGGGGGTTCCGGTATCTGTTGGCAGCGTTCTCGAGAACGCCGGTCACGAAGTCATTCTATTCGATAACAGTGGCCTCGCTAAAGGAACTCCTGACCCGGTCGTATGTGCGGCCGCGCAATCCCACGATGCCGTCCTTGTGGCGGCTGATCACGATATGAAAAGGCTCGCCAAAGGCCACGGGATAACCAAAGCCAGGTTCAAATCGATGGGCCTCGTTCGATTTGAGTGCAGAAAGCCCGACTGTAGCACTCGGATCAATGCCGCGCTGTCACTAATCGAGCACGAATGGGGGATGGTCACCAGCGGCCATTGCACAAGACTTTTCGTCGTCATCGGCGAAGCGACGATCCGAACTCATAGATAGCTTACCCCCGGCCCAGCGCCGGGGTTTTCGTTTCAGCCAGCACCCAGTCAATCCGCTTCGGCCAACGTGTCCGTTAGTGTGGGCGCATTTCGTTTATCGACCAGTAACCAAATCTCTGGACTCAACCTTAAGGCATCTCCCGCAACATCAGGTTGTTGTCGGTGGGGGATGTCATGGCTTTCATGGATCGCATTTCGCCTGTGGTCGACGAGACAATCTCGGCGCTCGCCAAGACGAGATTTATCGAGGATCCTATTGCCGGGGTTAAATACTCTCGGGCGACCAGCATCATCAGCTCAGCGTACAAGCGCCACGGACGAATCCTGGAAGCCGCAATTCGCGAAGGCCTTCGGGAAAGCAACCGTCACCAGGTCTGGCAAGAAGACATCTTCCGTGTGTCGCGCGCTGCGGATGCATTGGCGAGTTCGCAATCGCCAGACGAATGCGCTAAGAGTTCGTTGCCGTATGGAGAGGCAGTACGTGCGTTGCAGGTCGACATGATCGCCTACGACAGCGCCGACAAGACGATCCGTGCCTATGAGATCAAGCGCGGCAATGGTCAATTCGACGCCGGCAAGATCCGCTCGATCCGTCGTGACCTGATGTGCGTCCAGGTGCTTCTGAAAAGCTACGGCGACCTCGCGTCTGTGGCCCCGGTCGCCGCTGAATCACGGATCATATTTTACTACGGAACCCGGTCGCTGCCGCGGCCTTGGTCCCTGATCAAGAACGAGCTCGACATCCACTTCGACTACGCGATCACCGAAAAGGTCGAGCAGGCGAACGCCTATTTCAAGGAACGACTTCACGCCCTACTCGATGCTGCATAGTCATCCGCTCGCTCTAGGATCTTGCGGCACGGTGGCACCCACATCAGTCTCGGGACGGCGGAACCCGATGCCTCCCAAACAAACCAAGCATAGCCGGTTGCGGTAGACGCCTTAGCATCAACGCGCCCTTTGACCATTGGAACGCGCTCGGTGAACTGCGCGAATTTGGTCGGTGGCCTGTCGCGGAAGATGCCCTCATATCTGCCCACACTTTCGAGAAAGACTGTGCGAGCCAGGATCGCAACCCCTTTGCGGGCAACAGTCAGCGCTCTTTCGACGAATTCCTCGGCTAAGCGGAAAGGCGGGTTGGTGATAACCCAGTCGTGCGACTTGGCTTCGAATGGATAGCTCAGGAAATCACGGTGCGTCCCGAAGCCGTACCGGAAGGCGTCTGACGCCTCCACGGATGCAAAATACTCGCCTAAAGGCCTAGCCATGTAACCACGGCCGCACGCCGGCTCGAGAACAGTCAGCTCCCGAACCTGGCCGGCGCCAATCACGTGTTCAATCAACGCCCTGGTAGCCCATGGCGGCGTCGGAAAATCGTCCGCGCTATCTGCCGCTTCGAACCGCTGAGCCATAACTGCGTGAGAGGTGTTCTGCATTCGAATCTCCCTACTTCCATCATGATCTCAGAACCTTGATCAATCGTTTCTGAAGGTTGGTGAGGGAGGGTTCCGGCCACAGCTTCCCCCTACCCCATGGGCTGAACCCAAGGAGCGGGAGAGCTATGGCCAAGTCCTGAAGGCCGGAGCCGGGATGGGACACGTGCCAGGACGCCTCTCGGCAATCCGTCCTCACTTTCAGGCAGCACGGTAGGACTTTCGCTTCCCGCGCCTGCGGCTTCACCTGCACGGGACTTGCACCCGGTCGCCGCTGATCGACCTTGTAAGCGCGCACCAATGTGAAAGCAATGCTTTCTTTCTGCTTGCGGCAAAGTGAAAGATATGCTTTCATCTCCCTATACCCACTACGAAGACGCCCGCCGGGCCGATCTGGTGGCGAAGAGGGAACGAGACCGATGACCGAAGACGATCTCAAGGATTTCCTGGAAACGAACAAAGCCGAGATCCAGGCGGCGGTTAAGACGCGGATGATCGAAAACCTGCTCGCCCAAAACCGCTGGGAGATCAGTGGGCAGGTTGCGAAGGCGGTCGAGGAATTCGTTGCCGCCGAGATCGTCCCCGAAGTGAAGGCTTACCTCGCCGACCAGAAGGGGCCGATCCTTGAAGCTGCCATCGCTGGCGCTGCTGAGATTGGTGACACACTGGCCAAGGCGATTGTCACTCGCACGGCAAAGCGTCTCCAGCCCGACAACTACGAGTTTCGTCAGGTCATGGAGGCTCTGTTCAAATGAGCACCCGCATCAACCCGCTCCTGACCGACACCGAGCATTTCATCTTCGCTGGTGAGGACATCGACGCCCGTGTGACGTACTCGCGCCGCGAGGCCGACGGCTACGCCAAGGACCTGAACAGCGACCGCACCGATTTCAGCGTGATCCGCTTCAACGTGGTCGAGGGCACATGCCGGGACGTCACCGATGAGTTCCTGGCCGACGAGGCCGAAGACGCATTCGGCATTCCCTCGCCTGCCGGCCTTCGCCGCTGGCATGAAGGGCGGGTGCTGTGATGGCCTCGATCGAAATCAGTCCCGTCGAAGTGCTCGCGCTCAAGAAGCTCGCTCTGATCAACGGCGCACTGGCGCAGAGCTTGGCCAATCAAACGGCCAAGCGTGAACAAACCGCCTTGCTCCGCGTGCTGATGGACGTAGTGGGCCGCGCCGACGTCGCCGACCAGACGAAGGAACCGGCGTGATGGACGCTCAAGCCGACACCGACGCCCGCATCATCCGCGACCAACTGACCGCCCTCAGGGGCTGGATAGGTCACTGGAAGGACGATGCCGAGTGCAAGCAGATCTGCACCCTGTCGAGCCTGATCCTCGCCCAGTCCCACGTCGACAACGCCTTGGCGGTACTTGACCGCATGCAGGCCGAACAGAGGGCCGCGGCATGACCCGCCTCATCAACAATCTCGACCCCATGAACCTCGTCTGGCTCTCTTTGGCCTTCGCGATCCTCATGGGCCACGTCGCAGAGGTATTGCCATGAACAGCTTTGAAACTCTTGGCGACGCGGCAAAGCGCGTCCTCACCGGCTTGCTCGGCGAGCGTCATTGGGACGGCCAGCCCATCATCGCCCCCGGCGTCTATGCCGGCGTGCCGATCGACACCTATCACCGTGAACCGGAACTGTTCGGCGGCGGCTTCTCGATCTCGTCGAGCGGTCTACGCACCCTGCTCCGTCGGCCGGCCGAATACTGGTGGACCTCGCCGTACAATCCCAACGCCGAGGAACCGGAGACCAAGCAGGCCCTCGACTTCGGCAAGGCGGCTCACATGCTGCTCCTCGGCGAACACGGCTTCGCTGAACAGTACGCGCTCCGCCCGGAGAAGTACGAAGACGACAAGGGCACCTGGAAGGCTTGGAATGCGAATTCCAACGCCTGCAAGGAATGGCTGCAGAAGCAGGCCGAGGCCGGTAAGACGGTCATCACCGAAACCGAGATCGGCCATATCCGCCACATGGCGGCGGCGCTTCAGACCAAGGAGCCGGTTCGGCTCGGCATCCTGAAGGGGCGGATCGAGCGGTCGATCTTCTGCCAGGACAACGGCATCTGGTTGAAGGCGCGGCCCGACGTGGTGCCGAATGCCAGCGGCGACTTCGTGGATCTCAAGACTGCCGCGTCGGTCGATGACGAAAGCCTGTCACGGGCGATCTATGCCAACGGCTACCACGTCCAAGCCGGCTTGCTCCGCATGATCGTGCGGGAAGTCCTCGGCGCCGACGCGTTCGCATCGTTCACCTTCGTTTTCGTCGAGAAGGCCCCGCCCTACGACGTCCGTGTCATGCAGCTGAAGGACAGCGACATCGACCTCGGCGAGCGGCAGGCGCGTTACGGGCTCAAGGTTCTGCGGGACTGCCTGAAGCACAAGGCGTGGCCCGGCTACGACGGCTTCGACCGTGACATCTCCTACATCGAAATGCCGCCCTGGGCTCGGACCCGGATCGATGCGGCTCTCAACGCCGAGGCTGCATGATGGAGAAGCGAGCCCGCTACTGGATGGTGTGGAACGCTGGCCACCCGATTTCATCGGCTCGGCACCGGCATGCATCGCGAGCTTCGGCCGAAAGCGAGGCTGAACGCTTGGCCGCGCAGAACCCCGGACAAGAGTTCGTCGTGCTCAAGGCTGTCTCAGGCGTCAGCGCAACCCGACCTGATCCCAAATTCCGCTGGGCCGTCTTCAAGACAAGCCACGAGCTCGACGACGGCATCCCCTTTTGAGAGCTATGACCATGAACCAGATTGTTCCATCCGATCAGACATCCACCAAAGAGATCGGCATCGTCACCGGTGCCGGCGGCTCATCAATCGCACCGCAGAACCTGGGCGAAGTCGTTCGGTTCGCCGAAGTCATGGCCCGTGCCGACATTGCACTGCCGAAGCATCTCCGCGGCAACGCTGGCGCCTGCATGGCCGTGGCGCTCCAGGCTCTCGAATGGCAGATGTCGCCCTTCGCCGTGGCGTCCAAGTCCTATTCGGTCAATGGTATGATTGCCTACGAGGCTCAGTTGATCGCGGCAGTGGTCAACACCCGCTCGGGCATCAAGGGCCGGCTGCAGTACGAGTTCACCGGCACGGGCAACGAACTGGCCTGTAAGGTGACGGGCACGCTCAACGGGTCGGAATGCTCGTACGAGACGCCGCCCTATGCCGCGATCCAGCCGAAGAACTCGCCGTTGTGGAAAACCGATCCCAGGCAACAGCTCGGCTACTATGCCGCCCGCTCTTGGGCGCGCCGGCATTGCCCGGAGGTGATCCTTGGCGTCTACGACCGCGAAGAGGCCGAGCACTTCGGCCCTGACAACGCGAAGGACGTCACGCCGTCCGTCATGCAGCGCCTTCAAGCGCAGCAGCAGCCACAGGACGCCGCACAGCCAGGTGAAGGCTTCGACGTTGACTTCGTGACCCGCGAGACGGCCGCGCTGTCTGGCGAGGCTTCAACCGATCAAGAACCGTCCGACACAGTTCCCTCGTCGGACGACGGCAGCGGGGAGCCAGCCCAGGCGTCCCCCATCCCCGCTGCCGACCCTTCCGCCGAAGATGGCGGCCCGGAGGCCGGTGGCATTGGAGCGCAGGCAGAACCTGACGTGTTGCCGGCCTCCGATCTCACTCAGGAGGACCGGGACTGGCTAAAGCAGACCGCCAAGATGCTGTGGGCCGCCACCGGACCCGGCGAAGGCGAGGTGCTGAAGAACCAGTTCGCCGGTATCCGTGACAGCCTCACCCCGCCGACGGTCACCAAGGCCGCGCGCGACAAGGGCATGTCGATACTGCGCAACTGCTCGGCAGTCTGCGACGGCACCCAGGACATGGCCGATACCCTCGAACTGATCGCCGGCATTGCCGGGGTCGAAGCGCGGGAGATCGTGTGATGGCCATGCAGTTCGTCAAACCCGCCACGGCCTTTTCTCTCGACAAGTCGTCCAAGGCCACCAAGCGCATGGAAGACCAGGCGCATCTTGCCTTCATCAGGAAGTTGCCGAGCGTACTGTCAGGCGAGTTCGGCTGCGAGGCCTGCCACATCAGGATCGGCAGCGCTGTGCACCGGAAGAAGCACACCGGCATGCAGCAGAAGCCCGACGACTGCTGGACACTGCCCCTGACCTCGACAGAGCACAAGCAGCAGCACTCGGAGAACGAACTTCTGTTCTGGCGCTCGCACGGGATCGACCCGTTCGAACTGGCAATCAAGCTCTACGAAATCACAGGCGACATCGAGGCGGGGCAGCGTGTCATCGCAGCCGCTCGCCCGATGTTCGCGCAGATAGCGAGGACAGAGGCATGACGAGGCCATCCGGAGTTTTCAAACAGGACCGCGCCGCTCGCATGGCGTGGGGCAACGCGTATGACGCCATCCCCAAGAGTGTGTTCGCTCTCGCGGCCTGGCATCTCGCAAACGTGGCAAGCGGCCAAGCAGATACGGTTGGGGCTGCCGAGAGCAGGATGATCGAAGAACTGGAGGCACTTCGCTACGGCCATTTGCCTCAAACACAGGCAGACCGGGCGATCAAGGCCATCCACGCCACCGCCGCCCGTTCCGCAGCCAGGAGCGCTTAGCTATGGCTGGAACGAAACAAGCGGCAGCAACACCGGGGCCGTGGGTAGCTGAGCCCGGCACGACTACCGGGCGCCAGGTCGTCGCTCCCAATGCACCAAAGGTGAAGCGAGTGATCGCCCGGCTGGGCGGCCCGGATCGCGAGGCCAACGCCCACCTGATCGCGGCGGCGCCTGATCTGCTGGGCGAGCTTAAGCGCATGGTCGAGCACTTCAGCGCGTGGGCCAACGATCACTCCGACGAGGCGACAACCGAAACATGGGCAGCGCTGTATTGCGCCCGCGCCGCCCTCGCCAAAGCGGAGGGCTCCTCCCATGACTGAACTCGACAAGACGGGACTGGAAGCGGCTTGGGACGCGAATGCGGAGCGCGTCGCGTTCAATCTATGTTCGGAATTCGGGTCCGATTTCGTCGCGGACAATCAGGCGTTCGCCAAGGCTGTGGTTCGCGAATATCTGGCCGCACCAGCCACCACTTCAAAAGGAGTGACGGAGGAGCAGACACCCGCGCGTGAATGGCGGTGCTTCCACTGTGACGAGGTTTTTACCGAAGAGCAGGCTGCACGCGACCACTTCGGCGCTCTGACCGTCATCGGCATCCCAATCACTGACCCGGCCTGTTGCGTCGACATCGGTAAGTTCCGAGACATGGAACATCAGCTTCAACGCTACGGGATGGAGGACAGCGACAAGGATCGCGAAATCGCAGCCATGCACTCCAAGCACGCTAGGGCACTCATGGACGAAGAGGAAAAGGGCTACGCTCGTGGCTTGCGAGACGCACGCCTCGAAGCCTCTCGGGTAGCGCCAGTCAGCCAGAAAGAGGCGGTGGCGCGCGACGAAGACGACATGCCCGAGCGGATTTGGGCGGGTGATTTCGACGCCAGCGGTTTCGGCCATTGCGTGGCTGGTCCCCAGGGCGGCCTTTACGCCGAATACGTCCGCGCCGATCTCGCATCACCCTCCCCAGCACCTGCAGGAGAGCCGGGGATCAAGGCCGTGATGCCTGAAGAGCCCAATGACGCGATGTTGCGCGTTCTTTTCGAACTCAACTCGGGACAGCCACGAAACACCGCCGAAGCTATCGCGGCCTACAAACTGTTGCGCAATCTCGTCGAGCGTAGCCACCCCACTCCTACGCCAGTCTCAGCGCCTGTGGGGGAGAGCCAGACTGTATCCCTCAACGGAAGGACCGTCGAGCTGACCGGGCTTGCGCTTGAGGTTATGCGGGCGATGGACAAGTCCGAAGCCACCGCCGTTCGGGAGACGTTCAAGCGAGGTTTCGACGGCGGTTCCCGCTCCGCTGCGGAGGACAACCAATGAACCTCCGACAGATCGAATTGGGTGAGAGGAACAGGGCGGCTGTCCGCGCTTTGATGGTCACCCATCTCGGCATCTCGCGGGTGGAAATCGCGGCCAAGCTAAGTCTGAGCCCCATGGCGGTCACGCGTCACGTCACCGCGATCCGCAGCGAATGGGGTGGTGAAGCGTTGCCAACGCGCCGCGCCGACCGCTCCCCGGCTGTGGAGGGCAAGTAGCATGGCGATCAGAGTCCGAAAAGACGGCACGATGTGGTGCGCGGCCCACACTGAACCTCTTGTTGGCGACACCTACATCGGTGATGGACTGCATTATGAGATGTCGGTCGAGCAGGGCGTGATCGTCGCGCTGCCGATGCCCGAGCATCTTGGGCATTGCCAGTGGTGGTGGGCCAACTCTGCGCCGGAAGCGGCCGACCGCACATTCGCCGCCCCTAGTGCCGGCGCGCAAGGGGGTGAGATGTGAAGAACAAACTCATCGACTTGAACAACCATCTATTCGCGCAGCTTGAGCGGCTCAGCGACGAGGATCTGACGAAAGAGCAGATCGAGCAGGAGGTTCGGCGCACCGAGGCCGTTGTCTCGGTCAGCCAGCAGATCGTCCAGAATGCCGATCTTGCCTTGAAGGCCGCAAAGCTGGTGGCCGAGCACGGCGCCTACGTCGGCAAATATCTGCCGATGATAGAAGCCAGGACGAGCAAGGAAGATGACGAATGAAGGGGCAACCGATCCCATATAGCTGCTCAGAGATGGCGTGGCTTGAGGCCAATCGCGTCTTGGTCATCGGCGACTATCATCGCGCCTTCTGCGAGGTGTTTGGACGCACCGACGTATCCGCAGGCAATCTGCACGCCCTGCGAAAGCGCAGGGGCTGGAAGACCGGCAGGACGGGTTGTTTCGAAAAGGGCCAGATCGCGTTCAACAAAGGCATCCCCTGTGAGCCAGGCAAGGGCGGGCGGCATCCCAATGCCCGCAAGACGCAGTTCAGCAAGGGCAACCGCAGCGGCGTAGCCGAGGCAATTTACAAGCCTATCGGCTCCGAGCGTGTCAGCAAGGACGGCTACATCGAGCGCAAGGTGCATGATGGCCTGCCGAGGCAATCGCGCTGGCAGACTGTCCAAAAAATCGAGTGGGAGGCCGTCAACGGCCCACTGCCGGACGGGATGTTCCTCAAGTGCCGGGACGGGAACAGGGCGAACACCGAACCGTCGAATTGGGAACCGCTCCCGCGCGCAACGCTGCCATATCTGAACGGTCATCGCGGCTTCGACTACGGGGCTGCTGAGCCGGAAGTTAGACCTGCGATCATTGCCCTGGCGAAGGTCAGGCACGCGGCCAAGACCGCCAAGACCAAAGCGAGGTCCGCAGCATGACCGACAACCTGCGCGCGCCCGTGCAAGGCTACAGTGCTGGCATCCCCTGGTCCCTGCATCTCCGTGCTTGGGACGTCTATGCCAAGAAATATGGCAGGTCGCAAACCGCCGAGCGATTGGCCGAACGTGGCGGCTTCGGAACCCAAGAACTGGACATCTTCGTTCCAGGCTGGCGCGACGAGGTGTCAGAGATCACCCGCCTCCAAGAGGCTCTTGCAGCAGCAGAGGCGGAAGTCGAGCGGCTGTTGCCTATCGAAGCCGAAGCAGCAGAAGGCCGGGAGATCAACGGCGAACTGCGCACTAAGCTTGTTGAGGCCGAAGCTCGCCTCACCGCTCTGCGATGGGCCGGCGCTGGTCTGGCGAACATCGCCCATAACATCCATCAACTCGGCGCTGCCGACCCGAGCGCGCTTCAGTCGCTGAAGTCGTCTCAGATCGAATGGGACGCCGCCATTCGTTCTCTCTCCAATGATGAGGCACCGAAATGAGCCATGCTGATCTGATCGAAAAGCTTGAAGCTCTGGCCGGGCCAGATGGTACGGTTAACGTTGATATCCACCGTGCCTGCGGCCAGACATTTGTCATGGAATACTGGTCGGAAAGCGACACGACCCCACGCGAAAATCTGAGCATGGTCCCTCGCTACACCGCCTCGCTCGACGCAGCCGTTGCTCTGGTAGAGCGCGTGCTGCCGAGTTGGGAATGGCAGGTTGGTGACGACGCCCACTTCGGCAAGTACGGGGCGGTCTACCAGAGCCTATCGGAAGGCGGCGCAGGCCTGAGCGAAGAAGACATGGTGTCAGCAGCCACTCCCGCCATTGCCCTCCTGATCGCCACCCTGAAAGCCCTCCAGGAGAACAGCAATGGCTGAGATCGCCGCGCGCCTGCGCGAGTTCCCCGATTACACCACTGTCAACATCGGCAAGCACCGGACCACCTTCAATAAATGGGTGCTCGAAGCAGCCGACGCCCTCGACGCCAAGGATAAGCAAATAGCGGAATTGACGGCGGCGCTGTCCGAGATTGCAGCAGGACCACACCTTCTGTCCTGTGACAAAGCCAAGTGGGCCGATTGGGCTGCTGATCGAGCCGCCTCCAGCCTCCCCAATAAGGAAGATCGAAATGGCTAAGACGCGCGCAGGCGACTGGATGCAAACCTTTACCGGGCGCCAGTTTTGGCCGCTCGACCCTAGGCCGAATGAGATGTTCATCGAGGACATTGCTCATGCGCTGTCATTGCAGTGCCGGTTCGGTGGGCACTGCATCAAGTTCTATTCGGTTGCCGAACATTGCGTGCATTTGGCTCGCCATGTCTCGTCTGAAAATAGGCTGTGGGCGCTGCTGCATGACGCCAGCGAAGCCTACATTGTGGACGTTCCTAGGCCGCTGAAACGCTTCCTGGCTGGCTACAAGCCGGCAGAAGACGCGGTAATGGAGGCCGTCTGCGAGCGCTTCGGCCTTCCACCGGAAATGCCCGCAGAAGTCCACGAAGCAGACATGCGCATCATCCAAGACGAGCGCGTCAACCTGTCGGATTGCGTCACTGAGTGGGGCTACCTGTCGCCCCCTCTGGGCATTCAGATCGAGTGCTGGCCGCCTGAACGAGCCAAGGCCGAGTTTCTAGACACATTCGCGCGGGTCTTCTCCCGCCCCTCTCCCGAGGGTGAAGCAAATGGCTAGAAGGGTGCAACTCTCCCGCAAGAAGGGCTGGAAGATGCCCGAGAACACCGTGAAGGTTGATCGATCGACAAGGTGGGGCAACCCGTTCAAGGTGACGCCGGAACATGCTGCCGCCGAAGCCGTAAGCGACTTCCGAGACTATGTCATTGGCAGGCTGGTCAATGGCGTTGGATATCCACTTGCAGAGCTTCGCGGCAAGAACCTCGCATGCTGGTGCCGGCTCGATCAGCCCTGCCATGCCGATGTCCTACTCGATCTGGCGAATGCCCCCGCCCCCGCACATAAGGAACAGGCGGAATGACGAGGGCGCGGGTCGCACAATCGCGTCCCGACGACGCCCCGATCACGCTGGAGCGGATCGAGAAGTGCCTTGATCGCCTGGCGGTGATCATGATGCAGGACCGCGAGCATGCGCCAAGGATGCTGCCGATCTTCAGAAGGCTTGAGAGGGAGGCGGAGGCGCTTCGTCAGTCTCACGACGAGTTGGCCGACGTGTTTGAGCGTGCTCAACGATCGCTGGGCCAAAAGCATGTTTTGTAGAGAAGCCTACGACTGCGTTGTCTCTTCAGCAGGAAGAAGCACCATCCGTATGTCTGCGAACATATCCGCTAAGTCCGCGTCGCAGTCGCAAATATGAGACTTAGGGTCCGTAAGACTTGCTCGAAGGTGCGCTATGATCCGCGTACGTTCGAAGCTAACTTCTGACTTTCGAGCCTCTTCGGCCGTTCTGCGAAGTATGATGTCGCAGTGCTCGTCGAGCCCGTCCAGTGGAGAAGACTCCACCGCTATCGACAAAAGGCGCGCTGGGGCGGCTAAGACATCTCCAACGCTAAGCTTGAACGAGCCCAAATAGTGCACGGTCTCTCCGGGCCTGTCGAGAGGCGCGCCTTTCGCCTGCTCTTTCTTCTGGTTGGCAGCCACCGCAGTCCGACAACCAAAGTCGTCGACGTCATCTTGATTGGGAAGCAAAATCCCCCTGCCCACCGACAAGGTGTAAGTGCGCTCGCCGGCCTCATCGTATCCGTTGTGAAAATCGGCAACGGCCTTGTCTGGACCTATGACCCCGGACAACACCATCCTGGGATAAAGCGCGGCGCGATAAACCGACTCATCAGCGGCGAGCATTCTTGACGGCGCCGGAGTTGTTAGCACTGAGCATGTCTACCCATCGGCCGATCGCAGGCGTATCCAATGCTACGATCTGCGACGGACACTGAATTTTGCTATCCTTATGGACAGCGAGGAAAGCAGCATCACCTCCGCTAATCGTCAAATATCTACGGATCGACGAAATATCCCAAGAGAAAACAACGGCATCGCCGCCGTGCGAAAATATCTTGGGGGCCGGCACGCCCGATGCCTCGATAAACCCGAGGACACGGTTTGCGTCGCCAGCGGTCTCGACATCTATGGCATCGGCAAAACCTTCAGGTAAATCGGCCATTTCATCGAGAACGTAAAACAGATTTGCGAACTGCAAGTCACTTGCTAATTCTCGCTGGACAGAACTGACACATGTTTCAACGGCCCGGAAAGAGGGTGTCACGCTCCAGGTCAGGACTGGGACATCGTCAATGGAGCTTCCTTCGACAACCTGCGCCGGTTTTGGAATACCAGCCGATGAGTCCTCCGGAGCCGAGTCTAGCCATGCTCGGCGATATGATGCTCTTGGCTTCGTTGCCGCAATCGCGCTCATTGCCAAAGCCCTTTCAATTCACCGCTTGCCCGAAGGCTCAGCGCTTCGCTGGCGATTTCCTGCCAAAGCTGATGTTGAGCTGAAGGGGTGATCGGTGGGAACATCGGAACAGTATTGACATCGACAGAAAGACTGGCGCCGAAATTGTTCACTGATCCAGACGAAATCACCTGCGATGTAGCGTCGATCATCAGCGACTGAAAGCTAGCAACCCCAAATTTGAGCAGCCGATTCAAAGTAATCTCGCTGGCCAATTTCTTGCGAACATTTAGCTGGAAAGACAAATCAGTAACATCGAAATCTCGCAGCGAAAGATCAAATTTTGGTGCGATCAACTGGTTCGCGTGCCGATGGCTGTCCGCGGGCTTAATAAGGTTGAGAACCAATGCCAACCTGTTCACTTCGTGCAATTGATCGCTAACAACCCCAACTTGCTGAGAAATGCGCTCAACTACCCCGGTAGTGTCGCCAATTAGGGGCGGCCGGCCCTCATCTTCTTCCGAATGAGCCTGGACAACCAGATCGATCCGACTGGCTTGCACCAACAGCTGGCAAGCCAGTCCATCGAAAACTCCGGAGGCCGCCGACAAATGAGGAGCCGCAACGGTTGGATTTCGATTGACCTGAAATGAGTCAGCCTCACGCCCAAAAATAGATGAAAATACATCTTGAGCCTGCAGTCGACGAGCATCACTCGCAAACCACACAAATTGGACGCCCATAGCATCCCAATTACTCATGGAATTTCACCGACCCAACCCCCGTGACACAGGAGGAATGACGCAAAGCGCCACAGTTTTCAACAATCATTTTACGCAACGAATATAGGTCAGAGTTTGTCCCTTACAAATGGCTACCATCAATATCCCGATCTCTTGGTTCGCTGGCGGCTCGTAGCCGACGTGTTTGCGCGCGCGCGACGATCTCTGGGTCAAAAGGCAGCGCAATCTTTGTAAGTTCGTCGCGCTGCCAGGCCAGCGAACCGCCGCTCCCATATCTCGGCCGCTGAATGGTGTGACCCATCAGGCCGCGGCGCAGTTCCTCGTCGAGCCCGCCCTCCTTCATCCGATCCTCGAACGAATGCCTGAGGCTGTAGAAGGTGTGCTTGTCGGAGGGCAGCAGCTTGTTGTCGCGCAGATACTTGTTGATCGCCGTCGTCAGGCTGTTTTCTTTGTCACGGTAGCGCGGGAAGCCATTCGGGTGGGCTTGGAATACGGCAAGCGCCACGCCTACCAGCGGGATCGATCGCACGGACGACTCCGTCTTGATCTCACGGGGATTGTCGTGATCTTCCCGCGGCTCAATGCGAATATAGGGCACCTCGGCCTTCATGAAGATCTCGGTCTTCTGTAGATTGCACAGCTCGCTCGGTCGCGCGCCGGTCTCTATCATGGCAAGTAGCACGCCGCGTGCTTGGGGGTTCAACCCAGTCAGGGCATCACCGGTCAGCAGTTTGGTCTTTATCCACTCTGTCGGTATAGGCGGTCTCGACCGTTTCGTCTTCTCCGCGAAGCCGAGCCCATCGAATGGGTTCTGCTTGATCTCGATGCCCTGGTGCTTGTGGTAGCTCTCATAGAGCCCCCGCAGATTGCCCAGGTCTCGATTGCCTGACGTGGGCTTATGCGTGGATCGAGCGCCTTTCTTCTTAGGCGCAATCCTTTCAAGCCACAGATTGTATAGTTTGAGCGCATCGCTGCGAGTGATCTCTGAAATCGGCAGGTCGCCGCAGACATCGACTAAATTGTTGACGGCCCTCTGCTTCACCTTCCGCCAGGATCGCTTCTGGCTCTCACTTTTGCCGCGGAGCTCGTCGTGAACGATCTCATCGGTGTAGACCTTGAACGCTGCTGTGAGGGTAACTGACGGGGCTGGAATGGTTCCCATGACAGCCCGATTGGTGGCTGGCAACGTGCGCTCGTCCATCACCGCCTCCAGGCGGGAAACCACGTCGCGCAAGTCCCCTGAAGCAATATCCTCGGATGACTGATAGCGGAACCCCATCGCCTCGACGCGCTTCACCGCTGCCTTGTAGCGGGCCTGAGCAACGGCGCTCGGCTCGTCGGTGATCATGGAAGCCCAAAGCTGGTCGTCAGCCGTTTCTAAGGCGTCCCTCTTGCTGCGAGCCAGCGCCAGGTCCGACGTCTTCAACGACGTTCGAACATGCGGTGCCCGCGCGTCCTTGTCGGCCACGACAGCCGGCACGCGTCGCTTGTAATGGTAAATCCCCCGGCGCAGGATCAGGTGACGATCCTGGTCGTTTCTGTTATTACGCAT